CTTGCATACTAAATCCCTTTTTTCTTTTTGGTCTTTTTCCTTTTGTTCTTTTTCAATGTTTTCACGGTTAAGGGCATAAGATTCTAGTGCTTGTTGTAAAAAGCGAAGATTTTTCATAATGCTTTTTTGAATATTATCATTACTAACATCAGCATCAATCCCATCTTGACTTATTGTTACTTTTCCAGATAATTCTTTTATCATGCTTTTAACCATTATACTGGTTTGGTTAACTTCTGCAGGGCTTTTATTATAATTATGTGAATAAATTTCTTTGCTGTTTTTATTTAAACAATACCTGTAAGTTTTTTTGTTTAATTTTTCAACACATAACTCATAATCACTAAACAGCGGAATCTGTTGCTTGGGTATATAATTTTTATTAACCATTCGATTTTCACCCCCCTTATTTTAAATTAAAAAAAATAAGGAAGAATTATTTTACTTCCAACACTTTAAAAGATTTATAATCATATTTGCCTGTTACATCAATGACTTCAATAGTCATTTCATCAAGTATATTTACAAAGTCCCTGTACTCTTTTAAATCTACTGTTTTAATCTTATTCTTTCCTTTCATACTGTCTTTAGCTTCTAATTCCTTAATACTACTAAGAAATGAAAATAATACTGATTTTTTCCAAACATCTTTCTGAATATCGCCATCTTGCTTTAAATTTACATTAATGTTTAAAAATGTTTCATCAGCATCATTAACAAGCAGTAATCTAAAACGGAATTTTTCTTCTGTTTTACCATCATCATTTTCTATTTCAAAACTAGAAACACTCGCCATTTTTGGTGTTCCTGTGTATTTAGCACCCTCATCAAAATCGCTTAATGATAAATCGTCATAATCTTCTGGTGCTTCAAATATATCTACGTGTTCTGCTTCCATGCTTGGAAATTTTGTTTTTGCTTCGCTCATTTTATCAATACTCCTTTTAATCAAATACATTGCTTTTATTAGCTTTTGCTTGTTCTTTTTGCATTTCTCTCATTTCTTCTGCAGGTGTTGCTTGGTACCCTGCAAGTTTTATAATCCAGCTAAATGCCATCCTGTATGCTTTTCCCATTGCTCTGGTTTGTGCCATACTGTAAACGCTTGGTGCATCTTTTTGGAAACTTCCAAATACTGCAATAGCTTCAGCACGAGATAAAACCTTATCTCCTTGCATAATACTAACTACTGCCTTATACCCTTTTTTACCGTCTGTTAAGGGTACAACTTCCTCGGTGCATGCATAAGTGCCGAGTATAGTTCCAAGGGTGTTCCAACCTTCTGCAGTTACGTATTTAGGCTGACCCTTTTTCAATTCAATACTTAATCCTTGGTTTTCCAAGACATCAGACAATGCATCTGCAACGTCTGTAGCTAAAGCAATTTTAGCTTTCATTGGTATTGCAGGGTTTAAAATATCATTGTCGTTTAAAGTAACAGCAGTTTCTTCTACTGGTGCTGTTTCTTTTTCCATTTCATCTTTTGTTATAATTTCTCCTAATGCCATAATTAATCGCTCCTTTTAATTAATCCGTTTTTTTTCATCATTTCATCAACTTTTTTATCAAATTCTTCTTGGGTCAATCTTATGCTGTGGTCATCGTTAATACTGTTAAGATGCCCTCCTGTTGCAGTTCCCCAGTAATTTTTGATTATTGCAAGTTCAATATTATCCCAAACAGCTACGAGTGTTTCATAACTGAAATAGAAATCTATATCCCCTATGCTTGCACAGTAAGAGTTATTTCCCCGGTTCGCATAAGAATATCCTTCAATTTTCATATTACTGCCTCGATTTCTTCTTTATTTATAATTAAACTTTCAACAATTTTCATGCAGTAAAATTTGAGCCCAAAACCTTCTGGTAATTCGGTGGCGCCTTCTGGTAATCTTCCACCAATTACTTGGGCAACATATAAAGTGTCGCCTTTGTTAAGGACAAGGTTTTCCCGGTTGTATTTCACCCCGAGAACATGTGCAAGGTCTTCATGACCCACCACACTTAAAACTCCTTCAGTTAGTTTTTCAAATTCTTCTTTTTGTAATTCATGTACTGCAAGTAAGCAGTTTGGGTCACGTATCATTTGAAAACTAAAAGCATTTGCTACATATTTCATTCCTCATCACCTTTATCTTTAAGGCTATCAAGCAATCCTTTCATTATATCCAATCCTCCTTTAGCATCGCCTTTATCAACTCTTTCTTTTGCTTCACTAGTAAGGTCAGACACCATTTTTTTCATTAATAGTTTTGAACCATATTCCATTTTTTCATCTTTTATTTGTTGTAATGTGGTTTTTTTAGATTTTAATTCCTCGATTTCTTCTTTGTTGGTGCCTGCAGAGCCAATTAGTGCGCTTGCAAGTAAACTGTTTAATCTGTCTATTTCTTTGTCAATGTTTGATACATCTTTTTCAATGTTATCAAGTTCCACAAATTCTGTATTTATTTCTATCATTTTATTCTCCCTCCATGTCATCTATTTCTTCCATGTAATCGTAGTGGATTTCCCACTTAAGTTCTTCTACCCACATATCTGCATCTTTCCTTGCTTTGTTATTCATTGTTACGCCTCCCCTTTGTTGAAAAAGTTTTTAATTTTCATAAAAATACTTGGTTTCGGTGTTTTATCAATTACTGGTTCAACGGCTTCTGCCCTTTCTTTTTCCAACTGTTTTTTCTCAAAATCTTCAAAGGCTGTTTGTATTTTTTCATCAATCATGTTTGCAGTAACACCTTCTTCTGTTAAGAAATTCAAGGCTTCTGATGTTTTATCAATTAGTGGTTTCTTGGTTTCTTTAACAGTAGGGGTTTCTAGGATTTCTGCCTTTTTCCAATTATTAGCACGTAATTCATTTCTAAGAGGTACAGCTTCATCCACAGTGTCAAATGAACCAAACTGTTTTAATTTGCCATCAATATTTTTACGCACTATGGCTTTTCCCGTATTTGCATCAAAATAAATGTACTCTTCACCAGTTGATGAAAGTGGTCTACTATTCCTCAAACTTAAATCCCAGTCGTTATTGTCTAATTCAATTAAACGGTCTTCCACTGCAGTTATATCTTCAAAAACCCCAAAATTAATAGGTTTTTTATTTATAGTTCTAGTGATTTTAAAAGGATTTGGTTCGTTGTTATCATAAACATATAAATATCCACTTTTACTTTTAGTGCTTCTGTATTTATCAAGTATTTTTTCTCTTGTAACAATTTTTCCATCTTTTAAATGGTTTTCTTCTGGTTTTCCAAGATGCTTGTCGAGGAACTGCGGGCTTCTTTTAATAATAAATTTAGGGTTCCAACGTTCAGCAGCTAAATGCTTAATCATCAAAGTAGCTTTTTTACTGTCATCACATATTGCATATAATTGCATGTTATAAAAAACATGGATTTTGCCATTAATGGTTTTAGTTATAGGTTCCATAAATTACACCCATCCTCCAAGGTTTTCCATGAAATTGTTGTATGAACCAATCGGAGATATTACCCAAAAAACTAACATGTAAAAAAATAATGTTACTGCTATAAAAACTAAAAACAACATTATTTTAGTTAATAATTCGGGGTGTCTTGCAGACCAACTTAATTCGGGTTTCTCTAATCTTACTGGTTTATCTTCACCATTTAAAAAAGATAATAGTGACATTAATAATCACCACCTAAATCAAGGAACTCTTGTTCTGCTTCAGCCACAGCCAGTACTTTTTCAGTTCCGGCTCCTTCCACACCTATTAAATAATAAGCCATGTGTGGTGGAGTATTACTAACCACCCTTTTTACAATAGCAGTATCACCTACTTTCACCATTTTACTGTTGCAGAATTTACTATTTTCAATTGGGTATCTTCTACCTTTAGCACTACGTACATGCACTACATTATCATCAATATGTACGATTTCTTGTTTAAAAGTGGTACTAGAACCCTTATTTTCATCTCGGGTTTTAGTTAAACTGTAGTCACTTAATGATAAACGGTCACGTGTGAATTCATCGGCTAATTCAGCATGAGTGTCTATAAATTTACTTACATCGTCAAATAGGGATTTACTCATAAGTCTTCACCCCTTAATAAACGTAAAGCAACATATTTCCTATGTGCTTCTTCATCCTTCCGGAATTGTTCGGTTTTAGTCATACGGTCTATTTCCACTTGAAAAATTTCTTCCGGGCTGTATGCTTTCGGAAAATTTTCTTCGGGGTAAAGTTGAGCGTATAATTCCCCGTAATCCTTAACGTTATTAATAGGGTCTTCGAAATCCTCAATAGGAGTAGGTCTATCAAATTCGCTAATACCGGGTAGTGCGTAAGCCATATTAAGCACCGCCTGCTTTTACTGGGTTTTCAAAATTAGTATTACTGACACCAGTATTTTCATCAGTAATTGGGTTGTTTTCCAAGTAGTATTCAATAAAAAATGCTACTTGTTCTGGTGTAAATGTTAAGCCATTTACAGTTATGTTGGTTATTTCTAACTCTTTTACATTTGTTTTCATTTGTTTTCACCTAACGAGGTTGGTTTGGGTAAATAGGTTTTTTTGGAGTTGCTGCTCCGTTTTTACCATCTTCCCATACTCCTTCTTTCTCTGGTGGAGTATATAAAGGTTTGTATTAAAGTATGCACATAAATATAAATATAAGTAAAGATATAAAAGACCACATGACTAAAAAATACACCAGTAAAGTGCAAAGGCACGGAGGAAGTAGGTTAGCATCTATTCCTAAAACAATCCGTGATATATTTGACATAGACACCGGTGACAGTTTAGAATGGGAACTAGACCCAAATACCAATACTGTTACTGTAAGAAAAGCAAAATAAAAAAATAAACATCTTTTTCTAAGAAAACTATATAAATTAGCGATAGCTCTCGCTAAAGGTTTAAAAAGCCTCAATCCTTCATGGAACATTGTAGCAAAATTTATATAATAATTACAATATATATAACAATTGGTTACTGGAATGTTTTCACCTAACGGGGTTTATTATTTTTTGTAACCGTCATGTTTAGCAGGGCGAGGAGTTGCTGCTCCGACGACCCTTGCTTTTCATGAAAATTACGCACTTTTATTTCTGTTTTTACTTATATAAAAAAGTTTTCATGCATAGCTTAATATTTTCCTAAAAATATATTTAAACCTTTAAAAACTCCATGTTAATAAGTTGTATTTTTTAACATTTATAGTTTTCTATGGTTATTTACTAATTAAACGTTCAATTTTTTACTGCAATTATTATTAATTTGAACAGCAAAAATTACAAAAATACATGCCCTACATTTCAAAAAAAATATGAAAAAATTAAAAAATATTAAAAATAAATGAAGATAAAATTATGCACAAAATTAACTTCATGGCTGAAGATAAAATAGTACATAAAAATATCTTCATTTTATTATTGAAGATAAATTTATGTGCATTCTAACTTCATATTTGAAGATAAATTTATGCAGTAAAACATCTTCAACCAAACTTTTTTTTCAAATCTTTTAAATTCCAATTTGCAGTATTTTCTAAATTTTTTAATCTTTCATCAAATAACATGTTTCTTGCTTCCTGTTCCTTAATGATAGCATCTTTTTCCTTGTTTTCATTTTCCAACTTTACATATTCCGGGCTTTTAAAATCTAAATTATTAACATCCAAATTAATAGTCAAACAATTCATGTGTTCAATATATTTCTTTTTAAGTTCTTCGGGGTTTTCCATAAAATAACTAGTTCGGGTTTTGTTTTTACTGCGTCCTTGAAGTGCATCGATTTGGTCTATGTTTAATCCTGCATTATATAGTTGGCTGGCATGGAATTTTCTCAACATGTGACTTCTAAAACGATTATAAACTCCTTTTTTTCCTAGATTTAATTGGTCGTTCATGGTTTGGAATTTTTCAATTAAATAGCTGTCTTCTATTTTAAAAAGAGGGGTTTCTGGTTTTAATTTGCGATTACTACTTATTAAGTAATTTATTATTTCATTAGTAGCTTCGGGTGTGCAAAAAGTAGAATAATATTTATTAGTTTTTTTACGTTTAATGGTAAAAGTAGGAATAATATCTTCACGGTTTTTAAGCGCATTAATGACTTCGTAAATATTGTTTTTATCGTGATATTCGTTTGTTGCATTGATGAAATCTTGAATAGTTAAGTTTAATGTTTCGTTTTTAGCACAGCCACTGCCACTCATAAATAATATCACTGCACGCATTACAGGTGAAGATATTTTTAGTGCTTTTTTGATTATTTTTTTGTCTGGTAAATCTTTATAGGTAATTGGTATAGGTTCGTTAACATTTTTATTGCTAGTATAAGGGAGGTCATGAATTTCTATTTCGTAGTGCCTGTATATTGCAGTCATTCTTTGGAAGTGTATTTTCGCAGTACCTATAAGGTATTTTCTTTGTAAGAAAACTCTGAAGTCCATGAGTCTTTTTTTGAGTTTTCTTTTTTTCCACCTTATACCAGTTTCTTCCTCAAGTTCTGCTTCAGTTAACAGTTCTTTTAATGTTAACTGATTAAATTGGGTGTATATTTTAATCGTGTTTCTATAGCCAATTATTGTTTTTGAGGATAGGTTTCTGGAATTTGTAAAATCATTTATAATTTCCTCATCATTCATAATCATATTTTCATATCTCTCTATTATTTTAATAAATGTTAGAGTAGATGAAAAGTAATATATTTTTTTAAAGTAGGGGAAATTTTTATTTGGTTATTACCAAAATATATTAATATTTCCATTACTTTTATGCTACTCTATTATAGAAATATGAAGTTAAATAGTAAAAAAAGTTTTTTGTACATTATTACCCTCTTGTGAGTAATAATGTACTTTTTATAAAAAGTGATAAGCCACCACATAATTATCAACAGTTTCCCCCGCAGGTGTACGGTTTTTATCAGTAAATTTCACCAAACAAATAGTGTCATCTTTTGCCAATACAACTGCCTTCTGTGCATTATAAAAAGCAGATACATATTTTGTTGGTGTAAATTCTTCACCTACTACTGCATTTGCAAGTTGATTAAATGTAATGGTTCCTTCATTTTCAAATTCAATTTCGCCTTCTTCATTAAAACATTCAAATCTTAAAGTAAATGCAGTTTGTGGTCTTGTTACGTTTTCAATGCCTTCATCATAGCCCTGCAATAGCCTTCTTAATACTTCCTCAAAACTTTCACTTCCTTGCTTTGCATCGTTAAGTTGTTTTTTCATTTTTTTTGATAATTGTATTGTTGTTATTTCTCCCATTTTAATATTCTCCTATTAATTATTTTTATGCACCATATATAAAATATATTATCCATGGTATTGTTCGCCGTTGTTTTTCAAAGTTTTTTTCAACTCTTTTATTTCAATTGTCAGTGTAACTAAACAGGAGGCAATTAAAGCCCCCTCCATTTTAAAACCTCTTGCTGTAAAGTATCTCGCAACATGCATGTTTCCTGTTGCAACATCCATCATTTCATCCTTATCTGCCATTATTATTCCTCCTTAAAAACTACATTCGCATTATCTTTAAAAATTACTTGCAGTTTTTTAAAATTATTATAACCACATGGGAACCAACCATCAAATCTTGGTTGCCCGTTGTCATCAAAACTGTAATAAACATCATTAACAGTTTTCTTATAAATTAAATAACTTTTCCCGTTTACTTCTATTAATTCCCGCACCCTTCTAGCACACTTTTCAATCTCGGTTTCCTTCCACATTGCAGGGTTTAAAATCATTCCTATAATATCCCCGTTGTATTTTGCTACTACCATTTAAAATCACCTATAATAATTGTTTGCCCTTACTGTTTACCAGTAAGGGTCAAAATCTTCACCATTCAAATAATCAGTTTCAAATTTAAGTGCAGCAGCATCTGTTGCAGCTTGAATTTCATCTGCTGCAGCATCTGCTTTATCTTGCTCTTCGCATTGTACCCTATGTGCAATAGCATCAACGTAATATTGGTTAAAAAATTCCCTTTCATCAAAAGGGGAGTTCATAAACAATCGTACTAATTCATAAACAAATGCATCATCCCATACAGGTAGTTCAACCATTGCATTAAAAATGCCAATGGTGTCGTTTATACTTGGTGCAACACAATCAACTTCATCCGCAATTCTTCTAAAATACCCAACAGCATGTGGTTCACAATTTTTTATATCATTTTTGGTTATACTTTTCATTTTTAATCACCTTTGTACCCATCAATGCTTTTTACTGCATCGTAATTTTCATCAAACATAACATCAAATTCTTCACTTTGTTTTGTGTGGTCTATACCAATAATATTGGTGTTGGTAAATAAAACTCTGTCAATTTCATATTCTTCCCCATTAATCTCTATGCTAATCAATTGGTTAAACATGCAAAGTTTTCCTTCATCAATTTCAACTTCTAAGTCAACATATCTGTCAATTATTTCTTTTTGTATTTTTTTTGTTATCATAATAATCACCTATGTAATCCTTCTGTACCTATACTTTCTCATTGGTAGTATATAAAGGCTCTGATTTTTCTATAGATTTTATTGTATAAAAAAATCATCAAGCCAAAAACCCGGCTATAGTTCTCCCTTGCATAATGCTCCCAAAACTTGTTGCCTTCTAACATAGTTCACTTTGGTTGTATTCCAAAAATCTTCATCAAGTGCTGGGTACACATACACTTTTTGCGCTTCTGCCAAAAGCTCATCTTCCGCTTTTTTCAGTTCTATGCTGGTTTCATTAATTTTTTCATCAAGATAATCTTGGTAATTTGCTCCAGCCATTGCGGCATCATAAGATTCGTAAATATTTTTTGCCAATTTGTATTTTTTAATCATTGTTTGCATGTTAATCAATCCTCCCTTAAAAATCAGTTACATCGCACACACCATCTAAAAACCAACCTTTGCTGGTTTTAATAATGTGTCCTCCATCTCGGAGTTCAACAGTTGTCCCTATTTCCATATCCCCGAGGCTTACTGCGTCATCAAATTCGTCATATAAAAAACCGCCTTCTCCGAGGTGTCCGTATTGGTCAAGTAATTCTATTAAGTCCTCGCCGTTTTTGTTTGCATAAAACACATCAAGGGTTTCTTCCATTTCTGCAATGGTCATAAAGTCGCAAACGTACATTTCGTCGTTCATGTCGTTTGTAATTACTTCATACATTGCTGCAATCTGTGTAGTATTTTTAATGCTGGTGGTCGCTTTAATCAAGGTGCTAAATTCTGTTTTGGTTAGGTTTAAGGTTCCTATTTTCATCTTTAATCATCTCCATGTGTTGTTATTCTATTCTCTCTCTTCCTTACTATATAAAGGTTTGGTTTATTCTATAGAATTAAAGCCATAAAAAAATGGCTTTAATCTTTCCTAATAATTATGCCTTTTAAGTAGTTAGTTTTTTCTTTCACAAACATCAATTCCCTTTTGTTGAAGTTCAACAATGTGGTTCTAAAGTTGTTAATTTCTAATCTTTCAATATCGTTGTAGTAAATTTTTTCCATACCTGCACCAAAGTTAACCATCATAAAAGTTTTAAATAATGTGAAGTCATCACTGCTAACGTGGCTTTCAATTTTGTTTAATTCGCCATTGTACCTTGCAATGTTTTCCTCATCATCTTCGCCATCGTACCAATTATCAAAACCGTTAATTTCAATTAATTCTTCCTCATCAGCTGGTGCAAATTTCATTGCAATTTCAAAATGGGCGTACCTGTTTGTGTTTTGTTTCATTAAAACTAAAAGTTTAATTAAATCTTTTTTGTTGTCAGCAGCAATGTTTAATATTTTCATGTATTGCTGTGTGTCTTCTTTGTCGCCGTTAAATTCAACACCCATTATTTCTTCAATATTTTTCATTCTGTTTCTGTAACTCATTTTTTATCTCTCCTGTATGTACTCGTTACCCATACTATCTCTTCTGGAGTATATAAAGGCTCCGGTTATTCTATGGATAAAAAGGGAAAAAAATAGGAAAAAAATAAATAGAAACAAGCACAAACAATGCCCCGTTCCTACACCAAAGTAATAATCGCCACAGACTTCTGTGAGATCCCATTCATGTACCCTTGACACAAACTGAAACTACGATTTTCCAACCATCCACGTGAATATCCATCAGACAAACTGTTACTAATTTTCACAGTACTAGAGGAAATATTAACACCTACAACGTTCTCATAATGTCCGTACTGGTATTTGTATAAATCATGGATAAAAACGGCTTTATTGTCTTCACAGCAAGCATTGGCTATAGCTTGCCAACCTATGTCTGATAAATTATACCAGTTTATTTTGAAGTTTCTACTCAAAAATTTACCTGCTTTAGCAAGACCTGCTTCAAGCCCCGGGTGTCCAGTGCCATTATAACCTGTTCCACACCAATCCATTAACTGCCTATTAGTAAGTAGTTCACCTGTAAGTTGGTAAATACATAATTTAAGTGCATTGGGTCCGCAATCGTAATCGGTCTGCTGTGCTAGCGTAGATTTGTTTTCAGCATATCTTCTGTTAATATACCAATTGCCTTCCCTGTTGCATGCAGGTTTTGGTGCAGGTTTTGCTTTAACATTAAGTTTTCCTGCTATATCAAAACGATTATAATTCCCTTGACCTGTGAAATGGTAAGTGTTATTATACTCTCGTGGATTAAGATTAATTTGTAATCTTGCATAACCATCATTGTCTGTTTGTCTTAAGTATTCTACGCCATTAGCAAAAAAATGAATGGTTTGATTTAATAATGGAACTCCTCTAGAATCCACTAAACGAACAACATTATCTTCTCCTTGCGTTACTTCCATACGTGTTAATTGTATGCTGGTGCCTTGGTTGGTAACAGTGATTTGGCGGTTTTCTGATTGTACATGATAGTTGTCTGTGCCGTTAAACTTGACATTAATATTATAAGTTCCACTATTTAGGTTAATTGGTAATCCTGCAATACCATTATCATTGGTGTATTTTTCATAAGTTACACCATTGATAGTAAAATGTATAGGATAATATTTCAAAGGTGTCATGTCGCCTTTAGTTAATTTAACTATGTATTGTCCACCAGACCCATTTATAAAACTTGCGTCTTGTGCTTCAAGCCTTGAAGGTTTACCAACAACTTTAATTCTGAAATCTGCTTTGCTAGGGTTATATTTGGCATCACCTTTAAATTCTACACTACATTCATAATCACGTGGAAGTAAATTAATTGGTAAGTATGCATCGCCTTTGGTGTCGGTGGTTTTCTCGTATTGTTTACCATTAACATGGAAAATTACTTTCTTATCAATTAATGGTGTTTTATTTTCGTCTTTTAAGTTTGCTCTTGCTTGGTCGTCAGTTTCAAAACCTTTTAAAAGGTCTACTATTGTTAAAAGTGTTTTCATAAAATATCATCTCCAAAAAAAAATAAAGTGTTCACAGGTAAAACAAAAAAAATTAGCCCGCAATAAAATAAATAAAATGTAAGAAAAAAATTTAAAATTTAATTAAAGGAATCGTTTATATTTCCTCTATTTTAATGTTTTTAAGATAAACTGGATATTGACCATTGTAAAATTCAAGATTTAATCCTTTATAACTTGAATCTGTTGTTGTAACAGTTTGCCCAGTTTCTAATCGTTTCAATGTAAAAGTATCTCCTTGAATTGTTAATTCAAAAGTAATCCATTCTTGTTTCGGACAAGTAAAAGTATCACTAATTAAAACATAACTTCCAGTATTATCTTTACGAATACCTCCAGTTGAAAGACTTCCCCCTACATATCCTGCCATGTACCAAGGATAAGCACCAGGAGGAGCAGCATTTTTAACATTATTAAAAACTAATGGGCAATAATAATTTCCAATTGCTGCTGTATTTGTTAAATATTGACGCCATGTTACTCTAATATCATTTTGAGTTCTGTTAACTATTGGTCGAAGGAATCTTGCAGTCGTTCCACTTATGCTTAATACTTGTTCATCTTGGAATGTGATGTATTGTGCTGTTAAACCACTTTGAACTTGATATTTATCGGTTGGAACTCCACTTGTACAATCATCATAGAATAGATAAGTAGGAACTGGTTCATTTACCACTATATTAATTGGTTCGCTTTCAGATTCTAAATAAACAGTGTTACCATTAAATAATGCAATAATACTGTTATCTGCTATGGGTATTGTACTAATATCGCATTCGCCATTAACATCAGTAACAGCACTATCTAATAATGTTTCACCATCATGAAATTCAATTGTTGCATCTTTCACAAAATTACCTAAAATATTAGTTAGTGTGGCAGTTAATATTACACTTTCACCTTCTATTACTTCATAGCTATCACTAATTAAATTAATGAATGTTTGTTTTTTCTTTTCTGGGTCAATTAAATCGTAAATATCTTGAATTATAATATCCATTGTAGGTATATCATAGTATCTGTCATCATGATTATGATTAACATCTGCCTTATCATCTAATGCACCAGACAAATTAGTAACATCACTTATTAGGTGATTATGATTAATATCCGCCTTATTATTCAAATCGGTTTCCAAAGAATCTAATTCTTCACCTAAATCAGTAACGTCATCAATGCAGTGCGTATGTATTAAATCGGCTTTTAAATCCAACAAATCATCAGTTTCATTTTTACTATAAACAAATTTTTTAACTTCCGTTATTAAATTTAACACTCTTTCTTTAACCATTAAAATCCTCCTTTAAACGTATTCAACACATAAATCACCAGTAACATCATCATAAGTAACCAAAGTTGTTAATCGGTCTTCATATTCAACACATAAATCACCAGTAACATCATCATAAGTGAAGACAGCTTTACTACCTCCACCCCCACCACTTTTACTAGTGCATATTACATAACCATCATTGATTTTTCCATCAATAAAAAGGATAACCGCTTCATCTTTAACAACAGGTGTTCCAATACATGGTCTATAAAGGATTTTTGGGTGTTCTTCACCCAAACTAATACTAACATCAACATTCCCGTCCAGATAAATTTCTTCAATAATACACTTTTTAGGTGCAGGGTTATTATTAGCCACGCTTTTGACTATTAATTCTATTTCTTCAGCCAAAGACCTCGCCATTATTTACACACACCATTATCAAATATGTTAGGACATTTACTGCTTGCAGTGTTGTTTTTGAATTTTAGATTTTTGCTGTAATATTTACCATAATTACACATTGCTCCACCATTACTTGCTCGGTTATTTTCAAATTCACAGTTTTCCAAGTTAACCCACCCTTTGTTGACTGGGGTTGGTCCTCTAATATCAAGGGTAATAAAACCAATGTCTTCATCTAATTCTGGGTCATGTAATCTTATAGTGTATGTTCCAACAGCCATCCCTTTGATTTCCTGTAATAATGTGTATTCAACCGTTTCCCCTCTTCCTGCAGGCTGTGGTGCAATAACCACTGATGAATTTTCATTAAGGAATTTTAAATTGCTTGGAAGATAAACAATCAGTTCTGGCGTGTTACCTGCAAGCAAATTTGTATTAACATAAGTAATTTTCAAATTACTGCTAACATGTTCTTCAGCACTCCACACCGGAATTGATGGTGTTCCGCAGGACATACTTATAGCATATTCTGGTTCGAGTGGTGGTTCTACTGTGATTAATGTATCGTAATTGAAATTGTTTTGTTCATTACTAATTCTTATTGTTCCAGTTCCATCAGTTTTAGTGTAAATTAAAATGTTTTCTGGGATTTTTTGACTTACACCTATTGTCCTATCAGGTAATACTTTTGTTGTACTTCCATCTTCAAATTGTAAAACTCCACCTGTTAAAGTGATTGTTGCACCTTTTAATAATCCACTTGTATCACCAACATTACTATTCTCAAGTGTTGCATTAATTATTGCTCCGCCTTCAACATGAGTTACAATATTTGTGTTAACTGATGCAGTTGAAACAAAGTCAGCACCTTTATATTGAGTTTTTATAACAATATTTTTAGTACCTAGTAAAGAATTTGTTAATGTGATAGTGCTAGTTCCAGCACTTTTAAATTTAAAGTAAATTTCATTGTCATTTTCATTACTGTAAATTTCACCGGTTTGTAAAGTTTGTTGAGTAATTGTTTTACTTCCATTTCCCCCAGTATTCCATTCCACTGCAGTACCAGATATTGTTATAGTGGTGGGTGGAATTATTGCAGGATAAACATCATTAACAACCTCATAACGCACCACTAATTGCCCAATATCTGTTGGTAATAAATTTGTTTTTGTAGTATAACTCCAATTATCACTGATAACTGGTGTAGGAATTACTATTGCTTTGATTGTAATATTTACTGTTTTACCTGCGCATGTAATAGTTTTAGCACCTGTTGTAGTGCCAACCAAGCTGACATTTAACTCCACAGATTCTGTTGCAGCAACTTCCACAGGTAAAAAGGTATAAGTGGATTTTCCGTCAAGGGTTGTTATCCCTGCAGGTAAATTCATCACAGTTTCCGGTGTTAAACCCCTAGTGTTATTAGTATTGGTGTATTTTAATTTTAAACTAAAAACTGAACCAATATCAATACTGGAATTATTTAATGTAACAGTTGAACTATAAACTCCTCTTTCTGCAAAAATTGCATTACTTGTTTGAGTACTGTAACCAGTTAAATTAGCAATGATTTGACCTGTTCCTGCAGCCAAACCTATGAAATCAACTTTAACTGTTTCGGTTGCACCGACAGCCAAAGATTTATTCAAATTAATGGTCTTGCTTGTTTGATTGTTTGGATATAACCTTAATGGGTCACCAACACTAAAAACAAAACTTGTTAACGGTGCTGGAACTTCACCAGTATTTTTAATAGAATAAGTTATTACATCCGGAATATCTGGAAAACTAATTCCTGCTTTAGTTGCAGTGATATTTACTTGAGCAGTCGGAGCAGTAACAGTTATGGGAACTGTTTTAGTACCGGCAGCATTATTTTGAATAGTAATATTTTCCGGAGTGCTACCAGTTTCTACAACACCAACAATAGTGAAACTATAAGTTTTAGTTCCATTAGCAGAAAATGTTTCACTATTAATTGTAGTGGTATTTTGTTGAACTCCATTAACCAATATTTTAGCTTTTCCAGTAGTACTGATTGTTGTAGCTGGAATTGTACCCGCAATATTATTAGTATTTTTCAATACAACATTTAAAGTGGTACTAGCTCCTTTTTTGATGGTGCTGTTTGATAATGTTGGTGTGCATGAATAGATGGGTGCAACTGCACCTTGTTGAACAGTTATATTAACTGTTTTTACAAGTTCTCCTGCTCTAGTAACACTAATAGTTCCAGTTCCTGCTTTCAAACCAATAATCGTAAATGTGTCGGTTATTGTTTGTCCTGCTGAAGTACTTCTCGGACTTTTATTTGCAAACCGTGTTCCGTCCGATAAACTAATAACTCCCCCTGCATCACACGATATTCCTATATCATGTAAAGTTCCAGAAGTATTATTAGTATTGGTAGTAGAAACAGTCAAAGTACTACTGCTTGAACCGTCCGCTTTAATAGTCGAAGGGGAAACTGTTGCGTTAGTACTAAAAGTCGGTTCTACCCATATTTGAGTTGTAACTTCATATTGAACCCGCATATAAGCATGATAAAATCTAGGAATTGCTGGAGTAGGTGCATCGTTTTTTCCTTGTATTACACAGCCAAAGTTTGAATTTCTAACATGGTCTGCACGGACGTTTGTAATGCCCCAGCTAGTATTGCCATCAGCACTACCGATTGCACTTTTACTAACATCGTCCTCATAAAATTGCCCATCTACAAAAGACCATGTTAGATTAGGGGTTGTATCGTGACCCCAACCATTATTAGTATTGTTATCTGAAGTTCTTAATTTAATGGTTTTGTTTCTAACTATCCCTGCACCAGTATCTTCTGTTTGTGCAAGATACCGGACATCTATTTGTTTAATAACAGCATTTTCTGGAATAAAATTATCAAAACCATATCCATAACAATAAATCAATGCAGTATTTCTTGTATTAGTAACTCCTGTTGTATAAGCATAACTGCTTTGGCTATTGTTTAATAGATTATTTAGGTTAGCGAAACCTGCACCTGCATCGGTGTTTTGTGCTACTTGGGTTGGTAATCTATAAGGTGTCCAATGAGTTTCTGTTTTTGAAATATATCCCATTTTTAACTTGCTCCTTCATTGTAAATTGCTCCACCATCACCAAGCACATCATTACTACTTAATGCAGTGTTATTATAAAAAATAGTTTCTTTTAAATCAAGTATTCCGTCTTCACTATATATTGCTCCGCCTTTAACAGTAGCACGGTTATTAGTGAACCTGCAAAACAAAGTATTTAAGTTCCCAGACCTTTTGTTACCTGCACCATCTCTTTCGGATTTAATGTAAATGCTTCCACCATAACCATTATCCAAAACATCATTTAAACTATAACCATTATTTAAAACAATATTATTAAGTGTTAAACTACCGGTTTCAGTAATGTAGAAATGTCTGTGTAAACCCCCAGCATCTAATTCAGCTGGAGTACTACCGCTTATTAATTCAATGGTTTTATTATTGATTATTATGTTTTTGTTTTTAGGGTCATCTTCATCTTCTAAGTCAAATAATTCAAAAACTGCACTGGGTTCTAAATGCAAAGTTGTGGTGTCATTCTCCGGTGCATTTTCTATCGCTAAAATTAAATCTTCACTTGTTTTAATTAAATGTTGGTCTGTATCATCTAATATGCTCCCACTTATCTTGTCGATAATAGGTTCTTTGTATTCCATTGCCATATTAGCATAAATTGATATGTACTCACCAGCAAACATATCAGCTAAAGGTATAACAACTTGTTGCCTACCTTCAAGATTATTACTGTAATAAGTTAATTCTCTAACAGTTATATCTGGAATATTACCAGTTTCATCAATTTTTTCTTCATCATAATAATCAGAATACACACTTATAGTTAATTTGTAAGTGCCAACAAAACTTGAATCAATAAGCAAAGTTAAATTTTTTGTAATATCTGTTACAACATAAAAATCGCCCTTTAAACTAATTTCTTCATCATAAGGCAATGTATAAATCCCAAAATCACCAGTATAAGATTCTGGTGTTAAAATAAACCGTTCATTTAAATGATTATTTTGCATCATAAGATACACCAATGCATTATAATCATCTAAACTTAAAATATCGCCTATGTCTTTAAAATTTAATAACATGTAATCACCGTGTTAACTTTATTTTCACAAATCAAACACTTATTATCCTCTACAACTTTGTCCATAGGATTACTGCTTTTAAATTTAACAGTATTAAACAAGGGATAAATTCTAAGAAAATTACCCTTGTCTTGTTCTTCAAGTTTCCAATATTCATGGTCTAATTCACCAATAGTATCAACCCGTTCAACTTTCTCTTGTCTAGCCAATGTTTGTGCTTCCAAGTTGAAAATATTACAAAAATATATATTAGTCATTCCACCATCCTCCATTATTTGGAATATCTATTTTTAAACCTCTTGTTTTGTTATCAGTTCCCCAACTAACACGTGTTAGTTGAATACCCTCTTTGTACATTTCTGCAACACCTTCTACTGCATGGCATCCGCTAGTAAATTCTCTACCCTTTAAAGGACTTGCAACAATATTCGCCATAACATCATAAGGGTACCAATACCTTACATAACAGTAACTTTGATTATTGTAGGGAGAATTGAATAAATCAAGACTATCATCCCTCATCAACTGATTTCCAGTTTTACCATTTACTGCAGCAGTTTTTCCAACCATACAAACAATTTTGGCGTAACTTTGATTAGTTGGTGAAGTTCCATCACCCATATCAAATAAGATTTTACTGTTTTTAATTGCACAATCACCATACATTTGATGGGTTATGTGTCCTTCTGGCTGTTTAAGTGATTGGAAAGTATCTTTTTTAAAGTGACAACCATCAATATCTAATTGTCCACCATGACTGAAACAGGAACCTTTGTTATTGTAGAAATAACTATTTTTTACATAAGTATGGAATAATAATTTGTTGGTTTTGGATTCTGTACTAGTATCAGTATAAACACAGCTTCCCATGTAACTATGTCTTTCGTTTTCGCATTCTGCGAATAAACAAGCATTAATAAATACTCTGCTTCCTTTATCTTGATATATTCCCGGATTACATTGTTGGAATTTAATACCATTAACAGTTAATACTGCTTCGTTTTTAACACTGAAATACCCATTACCTTTTCCATGTAATGTACTCCAACCATTGCTTGTTTTTTGCCCCTCAATTGTAATATCACGACCTATACTAATCATATTAGAACCATCACTAGTATAATCATAACCAGTCCCGGTTCTTAATCTTATAAGGTCTGCACCTAATTCTTTTTCACATTCTGATTCTAGGTTAACATAATTTGTAGCATAATAAAAACTAAGATTCAAACTAACATTTTTTGATAAATCAATAATATGGGAAGATTCATTAAAACTAACTGTAACATTAATAGTATTGTTATAATATTTTCTTAAATTCAAATAAAAAGAAGCAACACCATTATCAATATTTGTAACACTAGTTTGACCATTATATTTCACCGTTACTTGCAAACCATTAATATCATTCGGATTAATTTTACTAGTATCAAATTTTATTTCTACGGGCTGTATTGCGCCTTTAATATAAGGTTTACTGTTATCAATAGTGAAAGATAATTCTGCTTTAGTTCTTCGGACTGTAACACTTCTTTTAATTGTACCCACACCCGCTTTAGTTGCAGTTACAACAGCAGTATAAGTCCCCGGGTTAGCTGCAGGGAAAACAATATTTGCCTCACCCTTTTCATTTGTGAAAATATCATTGCTTGTTTTACCATCCATGGCAACATTTACAGTTGCATTATGCACAGGCATACCATCAGCAGTTAAAACAGTAACGGGTACAGTATTACTATTATAATAAATATTACTTACATCAGTTAAACCTTTAAGAACTAAAGTATTAACATTAATAATCCTGTTATCCGCATAGTTAGTTAAATGCAGTCTTATTGTAAAACTAGTAAGGTTTTCACCACTAATAATTAGAATATTTGGATTTCGGGGATTTTGAACCACATTAGGAGTAGAAACACCTGCAGGCAATTTAATAAAAGTGTACCCCCCATCCCACAAACTATTACGTATTTCAAGAATATACTCATAACGGGTTCCAGTAATAGATTTACTAACTACAGTAAAATCATGCCTGTAATCTTTATAATTTTTACTGATAATAGGTTCTGTTTTATTGGTGTCTAAGTCATAAAAATCCTCAAATTCAGTACCATACTCTAAAATAACAGTGTTAACATCTTCAACATTAAGGAAAGTATAATTATCAACATGTTTCATATAACCTCTCCAGTAATTTTATCAATTTTCACAGTATTACCATCGACATTAAAAACGTATGCACCATCCCTTTCTTTCCCACCATTTAGAATTTGATTATAATCTAATAAAAATCGTTTATCCTCATCAACAGTAAGTTTTAAAATATAATGAACTTCTTTTTCAGATAAAAATTGATAATCTAAAACCATGTAATCACTCCATCATTTAGGAATTTTTTTTGTAAATTCATTTGATTTGCAAGGGTACTATGACACAAGTATTTGTTTTTCATATACACATTCTGGCTGGTGATTTCGCTGGAATGTATATCGTTTAAAATACCAGAATTAATGTATAAGTTTTTCTTATCAGCACCAACGGTGAATGATTTAATTACTGTGTTACCTTTGCAACCGTTGTAATCATTATCGCCTTTAAATTCAAAACTGATTTCATAATCCCTTTCATAAAGGTTTATTTGAAGTTTTGCCCTACCTTCAACATCGCTTTTTCGAGGATAAGATACACCATTAACTGTGATAATTACTTCTTTATCTTTTAAAGCAGTGCCTTCTGTTGTTAATAGTTGAACACTAAAATCATTATGTCTTACGATGTCCATATCATTGCAAGTAATGATAGTATTCTGTTTAAAACTACTAGCAGAATTTAATGTTATGGTGCCTATTGCATGGTTGTATTGATTATTTACAAAAACATCATAAGTCAAACTACTCAATTTACTTAATACTGGAATGTTAAAATAAGCTATACCTTGTACATTGGTTTTAGATTCATAAACAACACTAGTATTATCAATACTATCAGTAGCAGTTAAAGTAATACCTGCATTTTTAAAGAATATACCATCTTCATCACAAACTTGAAGGAAAAACTCACTACTACCGGCACCAAGACCAGCAACAAAACACCAAAAATCAACACCACGCATCTTAAAATCAGCTATACTATTATGCATACCCCTTTCAACTATAATGCGGTTACGATACGTTTCATCGGATTCACCAGTTTTACGAGAAATACCTTTTTCCAATCCGTGCAGGTCTAAGAATTTTCCTGTTGCATGTAATAGGAATAATTGTTTTCCAAGGTCTTTTTTTTCTAAACGGTCAAGATATTCACCGATTGTATTATCAATTACTATATGCCCATCGTTTTCCTCGTTTTTTAGGTCTGATAATGGGTGTAATCGGTTTATAATTCCTTTTCCGTGCCTGCTCATTGTTTTACTTCCTGTATTATTTTTAATTTGCTTAAATTAATTTTTAATACTTCCCCTGCATTTACATCAATAGAATCAAATGTTACTTTAGTATCACCAAGTAAAATGTAATCTATTTGTGAAACTTGCCTTATTCTTTCCAAAGCAATAATGAGCGTGATTTTATTTAAATCTTCACCAATATTACATCCTTCATATCCAAGGTTATCATAAATTCCACCATCAAAAACACTTAATAAACAATCCTTAAATTCTTGTTCAGGGATTATTTCTTCCATGTATGCACGGATTGTTAAAGTTGTATCAATATAAGTGGGCTTGGTTAAATAGAAATTATGACCTACAACAAGATTATTATCTGCTGTAAACATTAACAAAGCTTCACCCATTATCTCATCAGGAGTAGGTTTATTCAAACCATTAACAAGAATAGTAGCAGTATATTCATCACTAGGAGGTTCAGCGAATGCAATGTCGTGCAAACCGGGAATGCTAATTGCTAATGCTTGATAATAACTAGCACTACCAAAACTATCCTGTTTATTAAACTCAAACAAACGGTTTCGGTATGTATCGTCAGATTCAACGTCCCTCCCACTATTAAATTCTTCGGGGTTTGTAACACTTAATAAAGAATATGGGGGATTGTCTTGGAATAATGTAATAGTGTTAGGTTCTGCATTTGTAATTTTACCAATTGTCATACTAGCAGATACAATATCCACACTAGTATCACCAGTAGGAATAACAGCTTCAGCATTAGTCCTATAAACCACCCCGTTTTCATTATGCACACAGTAAGTCCCATAAGGAATAACTAAAGGATAATTTAACGCTTTAGGCAATGTAAATCTTAAACTACCAATTGCATTATGCCCATAATCCCTTACAAGATTAACTTTTTCACCATGTAAATCAAGCCATTGCCCTGTTGCAAATTTAAGGAAAGCCATTTTCATGCTTTCAAAAGTAATTTTTTCCATGTGGAATAAATCAACTGCAATGGATTCCACCAAGTTTCTTACTTCACTGCCTTCGTTAAAATCAGTTATTTTAGTTTTCTCTTCACCAACCAATTCCCTAAAATACCCTATCATCAATTCAACAAGGAATTTCCGTGTTATTTCATTTCCTTCTAAATCATAAAAACTATCCATACATTTCACCTATTCCTATTACAAAATTATCCTCATATATTTCACCGTTTAAAAAGGTTAAAATTAAATTCACATCAACAGTTTCTTGCGTGATATTGTTAACCTTGCATTCTACATGCTTAAATCGTGGGTCAAACCCTAATCTTTTTTCTATTTCTATTCTAATGTATTCATGCGTAGATTCATTATTCTTTTTTCCAAGGTAATTAAATAATAAAGTACCATATTCTACATAAAAAATATCCAATGCATTAAGTAAACAGGTCAATCTATTACGCACGGCTTGTTGAATGTTATTATCGTACTTTACTATTTTTAAATCACCATTGGCAAAAGACCAACTGCGGTCAATGTCTACTCCCATTTGATACAAAATTTTTTCTCTCATAATCAGTATTACCTCACATGGTTTTTTTCATAAATTTTTTATAATATTAAAAATAAAATTAAATGTTAATGGAAACTAAAGATTTTTTAATTATTGGTTTGGTTGTTTTGGTTGCAGTAATTGGTACTGCTTTCGCAACTTATGCTTTAATGGATAATGGTAACGGGATTGATAATAATGGCACTTCAATAAATAAGACCAAGAATAATATCACAGTAAATGAATCTAGTAATTCTTCCAGTCAAGGTTCCTCAAGTTCGGAATCTTCATCTACACCAAACACACAAAGTTCATCAAGTAAAGGGGAATTAAGATATGTAGCAGACCACGACACTTACATGAATGCTGTAGATGAAGATGGTAGAACAAGATATTACCATAATGGCGAATTTGTTGGAACATCAGACCCTAATGACCCTATGATGGACCAAATGAAAATGCATGGCGAATAAGTTTAGTAATTTTTTTTTAATGTACTAGAACGGTTTGATTTGTGATTACAGTTATTTCCCCATCTTCCAGTTGTTTGTGTTCCTGCATCGGCACAAATCATTTGCCCTCCAAATTGTACTTGATTCCATGTGTGAGGCCATGTTCCGTCGCTTAAAGTAGCATATCCGTTTTGAATATTGCATTTAACCCCAACAGCAGACCATAAATCATACAATAAATGTGCAGTAGTCCAACAGTTAGCCCTTTTATTTTTTAAAATAGAAGAATTAGTATATCCTTTATCATTAGTCATAAAATATTCATATTCAATATTTTTATCCACCCAGTCAAAAATTAGTTTAGCTTTAGCATCCGGGTCAGTTGCACCACCAATCATCTGATTAGCTGCTTCTTGAACATTAGTACTAATATTTCCGGTAAATGGTTGACCGGTACTACCTCCAGTAGTTGTTCCTGTTTCGGTTTTTGTAGTAGCACGTACATAAGCTTCTTGTGCCGTTTTTAAAATATTAGTATAGGTAGAATAAGCAGAAGCGAAAGGATTTAATTCAATATCAAACCAAAGCCCACTACTATCATGATTAGTAGTTAAACCTTCAATATACCAACGGTTCAATTCATAACCTGCATAACGGGTGTATGCACCAGTCATTGCTTCAGCAGTTAATTTAAAATTCATTAACATCATTCTTTCTGGCAATTCTGTCCACAAAAAACTGTTAGTGTGTAAATTTTTAAATACTGGATTTCCACCGGGTATTTTCATCTTAAAAGTTAATAAGTCCCTTACTGATTCTGTCATTACTTTTAATGCTTCTTGTTTTTCCAATTCCACATTATTTGCACTGTTACTGTCAACTGTAACGCTACCCTCATTAGTAGTAGCATCTTTAGTAGTAGAATTATTAGTTCGCCATTCACTTTGAGGTTTCAAATTACTTGGATTAGTATCAATCCTCGCACCCGGCACAGTAGCAGCCAAACCACCACCACCATTAGCAAAATTATCAGCCAACTGCCCTCCATTAGAACCATAAACATAAGGGGTGCCTGCATCGATTAAAAAATCACCCGGATTCTTTAAACCATCAGACCCCGTAGTAAAATTATCATCATGTGCATTGCCTAAATACGATAACTGGTCTAAATCATCATCGATTGGTGGAGCAAGAAAACCATAAACAAGTTTACGATTACCTAATAGGTTTTTATAATATTTTGCAGCAGTATCTCGGAATGTTCCAGCACATATACCTCCGCAAATCCAAAATATTACTCCGCCATCTGCTACTTTATTTATATCATGGTATTTTGCATCGGGATTTATACTTCCACCAATTACACTAGTATATCCTTTACTTTTTAAACCAGCAACACAATCATTAATCATTTTTTGGTCGTTGGCTTTTCCATTAATATTATCACTGTTAACTATTATGGGAGTTTCTTTTGATACATTAACTAAACCTCCACCACCGCCTGTGCTAGTAGTCGGTTTAACGGGATTGTCAATAGTGGAACTCATGTACCCATAAAAACAAGAAAGGTCAACACCAAGCAAATCAGAGGAATTATATTCTTTTGATGTTTTTAATGCTTCAGATGATTTAACAAAAACACTAGTTATAATATTTGTAATATCAAATTTCATATTATAACTTGCTAGTTCTGGGGTGCTAATGTAAATCCCCTTTCCCAACCATTCATCACGATTATAAGGTTCAATCACTGGTTGGCTGTCAGTGGTAAAATAGAAATCTGCAAAAACATTATTATCAAAAATTAAAGACCTTATAATATTGCCTGTAGGTATTTTATCGAAAATTACATTGATTTTTTTTTCCATTGGATTAAAATTTTGAATATCATTGTAATCTGGTTGATGATAATATTCTATTGGCTCTAAAAGTTTAGCCATGCCTTTTCTTTCAAGTAATTGTTTTATTAAATTATATACTGTGTCATTAGTACTGTAAGCATAATTTTTCATATTTAATGTTCGATTATGGTCTTGACATTGGTAATTCCATAAACCAGTATCTTCATCTTCTTCAACACTTAAAATCCTGCCTCTAAAAGTTTCATGTGCATCACAAAAAATATTAAGTTGTACAAATCCTTGTGTTAAATCAATATATTCTGGACTGGTGAAAGTCATGGTTTTAATACGCATATCTGTTTCTTTGATACTGTATTTTACCCATTGCATATTTTTCCATGAAGTAAATTCATTATTTGTTTTATTGTACCTGCACCATCTAACATAAGTTTCGGGACTAGTTAATTTTACCATATTTTTCAATCTCCGTTTATGTTAAGTTTAACAAGCAATCACGAGTGTTATTATCAAATAACCCTGTTACATTAAGCCCATACTCGTACTGAAAATCTCGTTGCAAAAGTGTAACAGCTAAAACTACATTTTCATCATATATTCCATCAACTGGAAGTGTAGCACCATCTTTAAAAAGATAATACCCGGCATTTTTAAGTTTTTGTTGTAATGCTTCAACACATGTGCTTTTAGGGCTTGCAGGAGTTAATGGTAAATCACATTTGGATAAAATGATACTACTAGTATTGTTGTTAGTTGTATCATTGTTTCCTTTATTCACTAGTGAAGTATCATTTACTGCGTCCTTTGCATAATATTGTTGAAAGTCAAGGCTCCATATAGCCTCATTCCTAAACTTTTGTTCTGATTTACAACTAGTAATTAAATATTCTCCATTAGTAACATCAATGGCTTCAGTTACGATAATATGTGTAGAACCTTCAGTCAACCATTTATCTAACTGGTCTTTAACTTTCATTGTTCCTTCAGTGTCACTAGTATTAACAATAATATCTACTGAAAATGTTTTACCATTGTAACCTGCATTGTAAAAATGCACATACGCTTTTTTCTGCAAATCAGAATGTAAAGGAGTGGATTTAATATTAATTTCAGAATCCACTTTTACACCAGAATCCTGCACCACCCTTAAAGGCACACCATCTATTTCAAAAAAAGTCATCTACATTGTCCTCCCTGCTGTTTCATTATCCCAGTGCAATTCCCGTTTTATTGTACCAACAATTTCTTGTATTCTGTCTTCATTGTCAACAGAACCAATTTCCATATTAAGCACTATTTGTGGCTTGTCCTGTGCATTACCCGTTGCATTTATTAGTTTACTGTTTGCAAAAACATTACTATCCAAATCCATAACACCGGAACCGATTAGATTATTGAAACTTCCCTTGAAACCGTTAACAACACCTGTTCCCCACTTATAACTGTTAAGTTCTGCGTCTTTCGCACTCTTAGGGATTTCATCTGCTGTTTTTTCAAATTCAGATTTAACAACTCTTCTAATGAGCATTGGTGAATGGAATCCTATACCATTAAAGAATGCTTTAACTAAATCTAAACCTGCTTGTAATCCTGCAGCTGCAATATTCACAGCTGCTTGTTTAATCTTATCAACAATCTTCATAAATTCAGAATAAACAGTTGATGGTAACTTGCTAACTTGACCTATAAGGTTACTCACCATTTTCGAACCGGCAGATAATGCTTGACTTGCCATGCTACCCGCCCATGATACTGCATTACTAATCATTTGTGAAAAGAACGCACTTATCTGTCCGGGTAAACCTGCAATATAACTTATAAAACTCAAAAAAGCATTAACAACCATCATCACAAAGTTTACAATGGAAGCTATCCCGTTTGCAACAAAAGTATAAATTTCTTGACCTAACTGCACAAACCATTCATATAAGGCAGTTAATGCTCCAATGATTCCGCCCCATATCATTTGACCAACCATTAAAAGCTGTTCACCCAACCAATTTATTGCTTCTCTTACTTGTTCACTGTTAAAGTAAAGATAAATCAATATCGCAATTAATGCAGCTATAACAATTATGATAACAAGTATTGGACTTGCAACAGCCCATTCTGCAATTGCTAAAGCAGCAGCACTAATAGCTGCCGCAGCTTTTGCAGCAGCAGCAGCCATCCACATCGCAACAGTTTTTAATGCATTAAAACCTGCAAGTGCAACTTTTTTAGCTAATCCTACAAATTGCAATGCAGCACTTTTAGCAGCACGTCCTGCACCCAATACAGTATCTTTTAACGACACAAGTGCTGCTTTAGCCCCATCAAAACCGAAATTACGTATGCCTCTGAATCCATCAGTAACCATGCTAAGAGCAGATTTTACATCTGTCGCACCGGTTACTGTGCTACTTAATGCCGCTGAAAAATTACTAATAGGTCCTGCAGTCCCACTAATTTTCATGGTTAAAGCATCAAGCCCTGCAGTTATTTTCCCAGTCCATCCTTGTGCATCTTCTTGAGCTGCACTAAGACCTTCAACAGTACCAGCTGCCTTTGCAGTTTCAGCACTTGCATTTTGTAATGTTCCAGCTTCCAAATCAAGTAACTGTTCAAGTTTAGCAACATCCCCTTGTGATTCTTCAACCGCTTTATTAAATGCACTTCCTGCTTGTCTTGCAGACCTGTACCTTTTATTAATCTTAGATAATGCAACAGCTGCTTGGTCAGCACTAACGCCGTACTTATCCATGTTAGCACCACTAGTAGTCAAGATACTACTAAACGTGCTAACATCGATGTTAGTTTCGGCACTAATATATCCTAAAGCATTAAAAGATTCCGAAAGATTATCGGCACCAATTCCTGCTCTTCCTAAAGCACCCATCAAAGCATCAGCTTCAGACCCAGACATGTGGAAAGCAGTTTGCAACATGTGAGCATTATTCATTGCATCATCCATAGCCGCAGTATTAGGTTCTAATCCTGCATTTTGCATTCTCTGTAAGTAGATTGCAGCATCATTTGCACTAGTACCAACTTCGGTGTATGACATCGCCAGCTCTCTTACTTGTTCTGTGGAATATCCAGTATTAACTGCAACCATACCAACAGTTTCATTAATTGATATAAATTGACTATTTGCAGCACCTACTTTAGCAGAAATATTTCCCATGGCTTGACTGACACCAGACCACTTCATCGTGTTATTAGAAAATGTATCAGTGTTTTCAGATAATTTTTCAGCTTCTTCTGATGCCCCACCTAATTGGTCTGCTAATTCACCAGCACCATCTGCCGCATCACTTAAACCTCCACTATCTACACCGTCAAGGCTACCTGCGAGGTCATCAGCTGCATCAGTAGCTTCACCTAATTCCATTACTACTTGCATTGCAGCAGTTTCGATTTCGCCTAAAGACCCGGAAACAGCCATTCCTACTTCTTCGCCTTTAGCCATTAAATCTTCAAGTAAATCGTTTAATGATTCTAATTCTGCAGAATCTACTTCTACATTGACTTTTACTGTTGTTTCGTTACTCATAATAATCAAAAAAAATAAATAAGCTTTATATATAATAAAAGAGAAAGTTGAAAACAATTAAAAAAATGGAGTGTGAAATTATGAGCAATGATTATCCAATACCTTTTTATTTTTTATTTAAAGGTAGAAAAATGACTAAAAAAGAAGCTAACTGGGACAATTTAATAACTTTTATAATCTTTGCACCCGTTGCAATAATAATAGGATTAATGATGGTATCTGTAGCACATTATTGCTATACAATACATGATTATTTCAACACTGTATTATTTTCAATAATGACATTTTTATATGTGTGCTGGTGGATTAATCCAAAAGAAAAAAAATAATTTTTATATAACCACAAACGGCTTTTGTTTCATTTTCCATTTGAAATACTCTTCTTTCATTGTTAAGGTAGCAGTTAACTGAATTTTAGTTGCTTCACTGGTTTTACTGTAAAACCTGTCGCCTGCAATGTATAATTCAGTTAGGTACCCTCCTGCACCACTACCTCTTTCTAAAAATCGAATATTTGTTTAGTTAATTCTTTTTCTTCTTCTTTGTTACGTTTTACTCCGGAAATCTTTTGTATTTCTAGGAAAATATCTGTCACTGTACCGGAAGGCAATATGCCAATTAATTCTTTAGGAAAAGGTTCTTCATTAGTATCTAATAAACCTTTTTCCACTATACCCAATTCCAAACTTCTTTTAGTTTTTAAATACATGTTTACACATGTATTCCACTCTTGAGAAGATAATGGGCGAATTATTGCACTGCCCATTCTTCCATCTGGTAGTTCCACAGTAATGGGTGTCCTGTTATCAATCCCATCACGTATTAAAGATTCCAAATCTAAAATTTCATTATCTAAATTTTCTTTCCCTAATTCTCCTTTAGTCATATTTAATCAACCCTTTTTATTGTTCGCCTTCAATTTTCATGCTTTCTGCCATAAATTTAAGTGTTTCCGCAGTCATGTCTTCAGCATTCATTTCATACTCATTGCCATCAACAAGACAACCAAGATAGTGCCTGTAAATAGTAAATTGTTCATTATTTTCATTTACAATAGTTTCTGCAATAGTAATAGTTTTCTTTTCTGTTAGCATAACATCCATAAGTTGTACTAATGCCATGTATTCATCAAAATCATCAGTTTGTAATTTACTGATTTCTAATGTGTGTGGAATGTTACCCACCCCACTGCTTTTTGCACCATCAAAAGTTTGTGTGGTACTGCGTTTGACTTCAGGGGAACCTTTAACACCAGTTCCTAATCCAATCCTTCTACCTGCAATATATATTTCTTTTTTAGTAGCCATTTTATTCAACCTCCACTACAACATAGACATCAATATTAGTAATTACACCTGCAAACAATAAACTGTCTAAATAGACATCAACGCAGGATGGTTTATCGCCCGGTAACACATTGTAATTAATATCTTCAAGTAAATTTAAATTACCTACAAAATATTGTTTTTTGGTTTCAATATGTGATTTAATACTAGCACGGGTGTTAGCTGTGTTTTTGTCACCGAGGAACTCTTCAAATTCCATTCCTCTTACAATGTAGTCTTTACTTCTTTCAATGTACAAATCTCTTCCGCATGGCTGTTCACTGTTAACGACTACATATTTATTATTAATACGGTCTAAACATCTTAGAACAGTTATTCCTGCACCGACTAATTGAGTTCCTTCCTCATTTTCACCAAAACTATATTCTGGTGTTGCATTAATTACATCTGGCAATTGAGCCATAGTCATACTAGTATCTACTTTTAAACCTGCAATATATCCGCAATAAAATGCAGCAGATTCAACAAGGTTTAATTTAACACCATTCGGCAAAGTCCATTCTTGATTAATTAATCCATATAAACTGCCTTCTTGGAATTTAACAGCAGTTGCTTTTTGTGCTTCAACATCAGCACGATTAAGTGCTAATACTGTTCCAACTGGTTTTTGTAAATCGTAAGATTCATCAAGGAATGCTATTACCATTTCAACTGCAGTATCTTCTAATTCTGCAGCTACAAATAATATGTCAAATTTTTCACCTTTCAAAAGGTTTAATGCAGCCTCTAATTTTGCAACTGTCATTTCGGTTTCTTTATTATCCCCTGTGCCAGTTGTTATGTTTGCAGCAATAATACTAGATGCACCTTTTCCTCTTTGGAAAAGTTTATCCAATATTTTACAACCCATAAGGGTCTTGTCTACACCAAGTTTTTCTTGCGCTTGTCTTAAGCTGGTAAATGCTTGTAATTTTGTTTCTTCACAATCAAAAGCACCAATCACTGCAATACTTCCAGCCATGCCGGGTTGAGTGATAATTTTTGTTTTAGTTGGTTTAATACTTACTTCCGGTATTACTCCCATTATTTCACCTCTAAATTATGTTTTAAAAATTCTTCTAAGACTTTCTCTAAGTCTTCCTGTTTGTTTATTTCAATCCCTTTTGCACCAATATATTCCTTAAATCCTTGTTTGATTATGAAGCTGACTTTTATATCACGTATTGCTTCTGAAAAATCAAATGGTTCTTTAGATTGAATTGTTTCTTCTGCAGCAGGTTTTTCTTCTACTGCGGGTTTGTTCTTTTTACCCATTTTCGCCCTCATTATCTTTAATAATTATTTTGCAAACTTTTTCGAACTCATCTTTGTTCTCCACCCACTTAACTGCAGGTGTTTTGAATTGTAACCGAATATGTCCTTTCTTAACAAGGTAATTCCCTTTTTCATAAACTGGATTAATATTTCGCACCACTAGTCTTTGGGAAAGAAATTCATCATTTTTAAGCACCCGGATAATTTCATTGGTAACTGTTTTAATAACTTGAATTGCTTTCTCGTAACTTAATTTTTTGGTTGAAATAATAATCTCCACTAAATCCGTGAAAGATTGGCTGGTGTCCATTAATGCTTGATTATTTTCCGCACTAACACATGCAACATGTATTGCGTTAATTTCATCGTCCAATTTCTTATCAGGATAGTTAATATGGTAATGTTTAAAAAGTTCATGCCCTTGTTTTTGGCTTTCTAAAAGTGCATTTAAAATTCTTGTATCAGTTGATAGCATTGTTAATCGCCTCGTCAATAATGTTAACTGCTTCGCTGTTTATTTGTTGAAAAGCAGGTTCTACAAATGGTTTACGTTGTGATGGTCCACTGTAATTTGTAAATACATCATCACCATCTATTTCAAAATGTAAAATACTAGCATTAACTGGTACTACTGCACCTCTACCATATTCCACATATTTAGCATAATCCAATGGAGTTCCAATGTAATATTCAGTACTACTAGTTGCATCAACCGTAATGCTACCTATAAGTTCTCCAGTCACTATGCTTCCATTACTAGTGATGAAATCTTCCTGTAAACTTTTAGTTTTATCAGCCACATCCTCTATTCCATCTTCTGCACCGGATTGAATGTCATCTTTAAGTGTGGTTAGCATTCCACCAATTTCTTCAAAAATGTCAATGCCCTCACAATAGGATATTGTTGCATCAATACTATCAGTAGATAATTCCACACGCACTATAGTGCCTAAATCATCAACCATGTGAAATCAAATCCTTTTAAAATACATGCAGTTGGAAATATCTGTAAGGTTTTAATCCTTTTTTAGCAGAACCTATTAATTCGTCACCATAACCAATTACATGGGTTTCATCTTGTTGGTCATAGACTTTTAAATTGTATTTTCGCCAAAGTAAACCAGCACACCACATAACAGCAGATTCTTGTATTTCTTCAAATTCATATCTGCGATATCTACCGGGCTGATGCCCTATGTGTTTTGAAACCTGTTTCATTGTTAGTTTCCAAAAACGTTCAAGTTCCAATGGTGTTATAGTATGCACCTCGTTAAGGCTACCATATTCATCGGGATTTAAAAAAGGTTGCATAGGTTCATCTTCCGGTGTTATTTCATCTTTTAGTACAACCCAGCCATTTAACCAGTTAAGGATTTCATTTTGAATTTCTTCTGTGTATTTTATTTTCAAGTGTAATCCTCCAGTATAAAAAAAAAAATTAAATTAAATTAAAAATTTTAAAAAAAAAATAAGTTATTATGAATAATTAAAACATCTATGTTTTATCATTCATAGTAAATGGAATAGCTAAAGTATCTTGGTCGTAATGTACTTTTGCATCACCTTTAACTAAAAGTGCAACTTTATAACCTAATACATCTATATCCCATTGGTTTTTAACTTCAATATCTCTCATCATACCAAAGATAATGTTTTGTGGCTGTCCGATAAATCCGTAGAGCATTTTATCTTTAGCAGAACCAGATGCTTTATATTCGTCACTGGTAAATTTCATTTTATCGTAACCATTAGCGGTGCGCCTTAATACGTTATCTTGTACTAATTCGATTCCTAATAATTTGGTCATTTTACCATCTTGGAATATTGCATCACCAAGGTTGGTGTTTCTGTCTTTTGCAATCTCTGCCATTAAACGTGCATAAATTTGAGGAGGTAAAACACATCTTGCATTTCCAACATCACCGTCTTGGTCTATGTATCTTTCAATTGCAGCTAATAAACCGTCCCCGATTTTGTTTTTGTAGGTTAAAGTTGCTAATCCATTAGCTTCTTTAGTAGCATCAGCTGATATTGAACATAACTGGGAAATGATACCGTCTGCTTCTTTGTAACCAGTACCTTCGCCTGCAATAGTAGCTACAGAACTGTCTGCGTATAATCCCCATTTTTCAAATGCAGGACCCATACTTTCAGATAATAAGCCAACATAGGTGTCCATGAAACCATCTTTTTCGATATTCTCTTCTATAAAGTTATCACTGATTATGGTTTTAGCTTGTAATGGTTTTGCAAGTAATTGTTTACCTGTTTTCTTAGGGTCAATTTCAACACTGGTTAAAGGTGCTGATGCACCGGTGCCAGTTCTTTGGGTTTCCAATTCTACATCTACATCTAAATCATCAAGATTATGTTGTAAACTAGACATTGGTAATGTGGTGGATTGTTCAAGTAAAACTGGTGTGTCCACGACACGAGTAAAGAATTTGTCAAAGGTGGGTGTAGCCCAACCCGGTTTTAATTTTCCAGCATCAAATGGTGCATCATCAAATTTCATCATGAAATCTTTCTTGTTTTTTAAATTGTCGTATATTCTAGGCATAATTATTATCTCCTGTATTTTTTAAAATTATATTCTCATGTATTTTTTATTCCTACCTTTGCTGTCACGGGTTTCGGAATTTAAAAACTGCTCTGCAGCAGCATCATTTAAAGTATTGTCTACCACTTTGGTGGTGGATTTTGTTAAAGTGTTTTTGGAATCATTTATTCCTTCTTTAGTTTCACCTTCGGATTTTTCGAGTTTTTCTTCTTCCTCTTTTTTATCCTCTTCTGCTTTTTCTAAAGTTTCATCAGCATCTTCTGCTTTCTCTAAAGGTTCTTCTTTTTTAGCAGCTTCTTTAAGTGCAACAATTACAGCTTCAGCTACTGCTGCAGGTAATTGTTCAAGCAATTGCGCATTGGTTAAATCTTCATCTGCTTTTTCAAGTGTTTCCTCTTCTTCTTTAGGGTCCGCAGTTTCTTCTGCTTTCTCTAAAGGTTCTTCTGGTGCTGTTTCTTCAGATTTTTTTAAAAACGCATTTATAGTTCTTTCAAATAAACCTGCAGGCACAGTGCCTTCATTTTCAATTTCTTTTTGTTTTTCATTATCGGTCATATTATCACCATCAAAATTTGTACTCTTTGCAAGGAAAGAGCCATATTCTAAAACTTCCCATTTAAAGCCATTGGCTGCATTATCAACTAATGAAATAAATAAAGGGTTAAGTTCATCAGCATCATTTAAATCTTCATAGCGCAATGATTTGTTTAGGAAGTTAATATTTTCATTTAACCCATCATCACCGACAGCACCAAGACTAAAACCGTTAAGTTTCTGGTCTGTTACCATAGTTTTGATTTCTGGGTTTACTACCATTACAGAAGCGGTCCATGATTTAGCAGGGACTTTTTGCCCTGCTATCTCTGTTTCGGTTTCTGTTATAGTATTTTCTAAAGTATAAACACCAAAATTTTTAATGAAGGTGTGTTGTACATCAGTTTCATGTGTTAGGTAATTTGTGAATATTTTTTTAATATCTTCAGCAGTGCATGCTTTGTCATTGGTGGCATCGGTCATTCCGCAGGGTATTACCACACCCCGCAGGTATAATGCATCTTGTTTTTCTTTAATTCTCATAATCTTTTATTCTCCAAAGTATTCAATGTCGCACTGGCAGTTTATTATGTTTCCATCGGAGCCTTCTGGGTCGCATGGGTAAAGCATTTTGTCCACGCCACCGCTTTGTTCATTAAACACGTTAAAATAGTCTTCTAAATGTATTGTTTCGCCATCCATGTTAGAATGCCGTGTGTTATCTAATTCACTCCATATCCACTTTTTTTGTGTTATGGGTGGGTCTAATCCTTTAGCTTCAGCAGTTTCATTTACAAGTAATGCTTCTTCATAACTTGACACCATTTGTGACTGCTTTGCAAGGTTCAAGGCTAAATTATCCAAGTTACGATAATTCAAAGTCTGATTTAATAAATCTGTATTAATCCCTGTTTGCGCTGCAACATTTAGCAACTCCATGCGATTAAAAGTTTTAGGATTATCCTGCTTCAAAACATTATATTTAGCTTTATCAATTACCTGCGTCTGCATAATCTGTTTAACATATTTAACGTTGGTGTCAATCCTGCTCAAAATCAAATCGCAGTAGCGGGCAGTGTATTTTTTTCTTTTTTGGTCAACTTCGATTTTAACGTTTAAATCAGCATCAATTTCATCATTACGTAGAACCCTGCGGTAATCATTTGAAACAAAAGTAGAAGACAAATAATAAACAACGGGGTAAACGTTTAAATGGTTTATTTTTTTTCCCGGTTCTTCTACAATGCTGTCTATTAATTCATTATTGTAAATTTGAAACCGTTGCCCTATTTTCCAGTTTCTTTTTAGGTCAATAGCAGATTTAATAAGGTAAAAGTCTGATTTAGCAATCCGGGGCTTTTTTAAAAAAATCATAAATTTTTAACCTACTGCATTTTTAATAAAATCTAAAGCATCAACAAGGTCATCCTCATCTGCATCGGTTATGCCCAGCACGTTACCATTGTAAAGTCTTTCTTTCATGTATGGTGCAGTTAAATCAATATCTGTGAAATCTAGGTCTGGCATTATTTTCATTAATAATAGAATAGCTTGTTCTAGTGTGATTAGTCCTTTATCCATTAAGCCGATAAGGTTTTGCAAGTCTATTTGCTTTTTATCAGTAAACACTGGTGTTTCAATTTCTATCTCTGCATCTATGCCCCAGAATATTAAATCAAATTTATCAATAAGTAATTCGTTTTTAAATTGTTCTTGGTTTAATGCAATGGTGTATATTTGCCATATTATATCGGATTTGTTACTGTTCATGGATTCTGTTTCATCATTAATTAGTAAACGGGTTTTAGGTATACCATAATCACTCATTACTGCATCGTCACATGATGCACTAAATTTTTCAAGATAGTCCCAGTTATCGTTACTTACTGACACGTAATCTATTTGTATTTCTGAATCTGGGTCAAGCCTTTCCAAGTACATAACAAGTGTACCGGTACCTGCATCACGTATTTGTCGGCGTAATTTATCTTCTGGCTTTTCCCCTTTTTCGTCAGCTCTTTGTGGTGGACCAATAAAGTTTAATATACCATCAAGATTGTTTCCCTCATTAATGTTTTCAGCGTTAAACATGTCTAGGTTGATTTTAGCTAAAGCCAAATCGTTATCCGGGTACCATTTCGGCACATCGTAAAACTCATGTGTTGCACCACCACCAAGCCATAAGCAAACTGGCATTTTTTTGTGTTCTTCATCGTTAGGGTAATCATCAAGCTGGTCAAATAGTTTTAGTTTATGTTCACCGGTTTGCACTCCACGTTGCACTGCATAATATAATTCACCAATTTTTCTTATGCATGCAGTTTGTGCAGGGAATTGTTCTAAACGGATGGGAAGGTCTTCGCCTTTTTCGTTTTTCCGGAATACTATTTCGCAACAGCCCCAGCCGTATTGTTCTCTTTCTTCTACTGCAAGGCTTAATTGATATTTGTTATATTTGTTCCAAAATTCTTCTAATGGTGCTATATCTACTTCATCTATTTTTGGTGTGAATACAAAGTTTTGCAGGATAGTGTCTTGTGCTAGTACTTTGGTGCATTTGTTTAATCTTCCATTGTTTAAAACAACGTACCGTGTTATATAAGGAGATACTTCTGGTTGAAGGTAACCTCCACCTTTCACGTAATCTAATTTAACAGTTGTGCGGTCAAAGTCTGCATCTATACTGCTTTTAATTAGCTTGTAGTCCGGGTTGATTTCTTTTTCTATTTTCATGTAACGTTAACTCCACTATTCATTATTTTCTTGATTTCCGTGTATGCGTAACCTAATGCGTCTAATTCGTCTGGTGATTTGTTTTTTTTCATTACTAGTGGGTCGGGGTGTATGTAAATGAATTGGTCGAATAAATCGTCTAGGTTTAAACTATCGTCAAAATATAATTGGTTGTTTTTTACTGCCAAAGCAATGGGTCTTGCTCGGTTGTATTTGCTGTGGCTTGCTGGTGTTCCTTTTACTATTATGCCGTGCGGATAAGTGATGTCTTGTAAGACTTGTTTCCAGTGCCGGAGGCTGTAAAGACTATCGGAACCGGGTTCGTTTTCAAAATTAATAATATTAGTATTGTAATTGTTGTATTCGGTTTCCACAAACGTGCATATATCGTTCTCGGGATAGGGTGTGCTGTTTGCGTAAAGGTTTGTTAAAATAAGTTTGCCGTTCTCAAATAGTGTTAGGCTTAATGCTGCAGTTTTATCTTTTCCACCTGCAGCCTTATCTATTCCTATTACATTATAGAGGGGCGTGTAATCTTTGTAATCGTTATGGTTTATGGTGTGTGCTTTTAATTCAGCCCGGTTTATGAGATCTCCTTGTGCGGGTCTGTATTTCCAGTTACCAAACTTCTGGTATTGTTGGTCTATGTAGTCCAACTGTGACAAGCTTCCACTGTAGGCTTCTTTGTCAATGTATGGGTTGTCACGCCAGTCAATACTGACGTAAGGGAAGTTTCCATCTACAAAATTTTCTACTAAGTATTCTGTACTTGGTCCACCCGGGTTACTTAGGTTTAACACATGCAAAGGAATACTGCTAGTGTTTCTTAAACTCCTGTTTTGAAAACTTAATATTCCCGGTTCTAATTCCGATGCTTCATCGTTTACTATGCAATCATAGCTGGCACTTTTTAATTTGCCTTTTTGGTCTTCTTTGTCAAAGGCTTTAAAATAAATCGTGTTTTGTTTTTTGTTAGGTGCAACAATTCTTGGTGTGGGTGATTTGTAATAGTCGCAGCATAGGTCACCAAGCCTTTCACTGTCACAGCACCAGTCTACTGCGTTTTCCCATATACTATCAGTATCTAATAATTCACCATAATTTTTACGTGTTACTAGTGCAGTGTAATCTGGTTCACGTAGGTATTGTACTACTGCCATTGTTCCGAGGTAGGTTTTTCCTCCGAAACCTCCTGCACCTGCTAGTACATAGTTTGGTAGTATTTCGCCTTTACTGTTTGGTGTGTTTTCTTTGTTTGCTAGTATTAATGGTATTGCTTGCTTGGGATATGGCTTGTATTTTACGTAGGGGTTGTCTAGTATGGTGTCATGGTATAGTAGTTTGTCACGCTGGCTTACGCTAACGCCGTCTAACCTTTCTATTAACATAAATATTTTCCCCTGTATTTGTTCCAATGTTTTATTGTTATAAATCGACAGTTCCAGTTTGAAAATTTACCCTAAATTTGTTGTAAACAAAAGGTGTTGCGAATCTACAGTTCAGGAATAATTAATTACTGTCCTTTTCTTCTAAACTTTCATCCACTGCTTTTAATTTATCAAAAACACTTTTCTCTTTGCCTTCAAAATTAGTGTTAATAACATCTGCAACCATGCTAATATCTAAGTTAGTATTTTTTAATACTTCATCAATATTACCCATGTTACGTTGCTGGTTTTCAATATTACTTAAACCATTAGCTGCATCATTTAAACCTTTAAGTTTGAGGTGTGGTTTGGTGTGTTCATCTTCCAGTAAAGCCTTAACTGTGTTGTTAATTGCATTACGCACAAAATTATTATTATCGTAATTAGTTACAATATCCTGCACATACTTCTTTGCAATACTTGTATGGGCGTCTTTTAGGACATGGTTGTCGTAGGCTTCTGCTCTTTCAACCCAATTGTTTCTACTGGAGTATAATGCTAATTGATGCAGTTTTGTAATATCTCGTCTGTTTCTTTCTAGATATTCTTCAAGTTTTTTGAGGCTGCGTCCTTCTTTTAGTTTTAGGTATGCACAGAATACTCTGTAGGCTTTTGGTGTTTCTATGTAGTTTCCTTCGTTGTCGGTTAGTCTTGCCCATATTTCTTTCATGTTTTTTTCCTCGTTTTTGGTTTGTGTTTTTGTTGTGTGGTGTGTATTGTTCTTTTTTTCTCCTATAGTTTTCTCTAAACATTTATATACTCTAATGGAGAAAGTAAGAGTACAGAATGATTAATACAGGTGATTTAAAATGAACCATATAGAAATAGATAACGGAAAATTTACAACATTAGTAAGTAACTGGGATAGTGCATTACGATTAATAGCAGTTGAACATAAAGCTTTAGATATACCATTAAAAGACTACACCATATTTAATATTAAAACAGAATCTTTTTTACCAGTAAATGTAAAACACTTATTAATTTAAAAAATTACTTCTGAAGCAAGCGCCCTTACTAAAGGATTTAACGGCGCATACTCGGAATACTCTGTTTCTGGTCCAAGATTATACACTGCAACAAAATCGACTTCAGGATATACTAGTTTTAAGCAAACAAGTGTTTCACCACTACCTGTGGGTAAATAAACAGGGCTGCTTAATTCACCAAGATATTCTTTATACCTCATTGCAATGATGAGCATTAATTCCATGTTTAAATGTCCACTAGTAGCATCAAAATAATCTGGGAATAAATATCCTATGCTTTGCTGGCTGAACCATACATTTGCATCTAATACACCATGTTCACCTATGTGTAAAACATCTAATCCTTCGTTTTCTAATGCTTCTGCAGCATTACCGCAACTAAAACAAATGACTTTTTTATTTAATCCTTTTATGTATTTTTTAATTGCTTCTGCCCTTATTTGCTTATGTGGAAAAGTTAAATACTTTTTATTCATCGTCTTCATCCTCTATTACTGGGTAATAATCTTTTATACTGTTTAATTCACCTTTGTAAAAAACTAATATGTTTTGATGCACTTTCACGATTTTCCTGTTCTTCATACTGTTATTTGCCCTTATAGGTGCAGTACCAATACTGTTTAATAAAACAATATCATTATAAAAACGGAATCCTATTTCTTCCATTATCTTAACATTATCTGCAACAAAACACCTGTATTGTCCAGTCTTTTTATCCCGGATTTCACCAACCTTTAAAACCAAAAAACTATTAGGTTCTAGCATGTTGTAGACTTTTGAGAAAATATTTTTATACTGTTCCATAAATTCCTCATAAGTACCTAATGCACTCATGTCTTCTTTACTGTAAACTTCCAAATCATAATAAGGTGGGCTGGTAAAACACAGGTTAAAACCAGTATCAGTAATTATCTCGTCAATATTGTTACTATCGCCATCATAATAATTAACAGCCATATATCCTGCAGTTTTATCTTTATTTAAATCTACCTGTTCGGGGCGTATTTCTACTGCATGGTATTCTAATCCTAGCTCGCCTGCTACAACACCTTTTGTTTGCTCCCCTCCAAAAGGGTCAAGTATCTTAGTGTTTTCTCTTCCAAACCATGTGTAAATGATTTCAACTAATACTGGGTCAAAATTAGATGTTCCTTCATTAATAGAAGAAAATAAGCTGTCACCATCATCAGAACCAGATACTTTTCCAAATTCAGTGTTTCGGGTTTCACTAAGGTTGCCGGTTATTTCTAACCATTCTCTTTTACGTGTTTGCCATTCTCCGTTTTTAGTATCTAATACTGAAAATGGAGGTACAATAAAACGCTGGGAAAGGTTGCCTTTTTCACTACCATCAATATCATATTTACTGCCTGCAGTATCATCACCAGTATTTAAATTAGTTAATTCTAACTCATCAAAACCTGTTAATTCAACGTCAAAATGTTTTAATTGTAAATCTTCAAGTAAAGGCACGAGTTTACTTTCATCCCATTCACCACTAATTTTATTTAATGCTAGGTTAAGAGCTTTTTCATGGTCTTCACTTTTAACAGTGAAATCAGTTGAATTAAATACCCAGCCAATGTCACCAAACCTTAATAGTTTTAATTCCTCATTTAAGGTTGTGTCTTCCATGAACTCATTGAATAAGACATCATATCTTTGATGTCCACCAATAATACGATTATTTTTAAGATTTACAATTATTGGGTCAACCAATCCAAACTCATTAATGCTTTTTTCAAGTTTACTGTATTCCGCATCACTTATTTTTCTCGGGTTGTACCCTGCAGGTTTTAAATCTGTAATATTAATAGTTTCAAATTCCATAATCTTTTTCCCACTCTATTTTTGTTTTATATTATCATAATATTCCGCAGAATTAACTGTTGTTTTTTTATCTGCCTTGTTAATTTTATCAATATCTCTTCCCACCATTTTAATAGCAGTTTTTTGGCTTTTATTATCTAGTTCATTGAACATTTCTAAAAAAGAATCTTGAATGTATTTATCTGTTTTAATTAATTCTTCTTTCTTCTTTTTCTCTGCCCATTTATCTATTGAGCCAATTGTAGCCACAGCTAATACTAAAAAGAATACTCCTAGTATTGCCATGTGGTTTGTGAAATTATATAACATTTCATTAACAAATATTGCGTTAAAAATAAAAGTTACTCCTAAAGTAATTGATGTCACACCAACAGTTGATTTTATAAAACCATTTATCCATATTAGTTTTTTGTAATCAATTGTTTCTTCTAAGGTTTTTTGCAATGTTATTCCCCGTTTTGGATAAAATAATTGGATTTGTACCTAATATCTAAGTACCATACGATTAATGCAACTATTCCTGCGACTAATGATAATATTAAACTTTGTGTTGCTTCTGCCACACCGAGCATTGCCATTAAAGGCATTAAAATCGCTGTCAAAATACTAGTTAAGTTTCCTAAATTTTCCATGTTAAAATCATCTCCGTTTTTTTGTTATGTAAATTCGTCGCCGGGAATTGCACCCGGAACCACGACCTAAAAGTAAAAAATAGCTGTTTTCTTATTTTACGACGATATATAATTAAAAGCACTGGGTAATGGATTAACCCAGCGCCTAAAAAGATTTTTCTCGACTAAGGAGGAGAAAAAAAATGCAAGTGGGTGAGCATTAGGATTTAAACCTAAAAAAAAGAGTAGTTTAATTTTTTACGTGTTTTTTTCATGTGTAAAATAAATAGAGTGGTGGATTTAAAAGATTTTAATAAAATAACTTTTTTTCGAGTATTTGCTACAATGCCCATTGGTTGTTAAAAAATTTTAAACTATTCTAGTTGCTCACCATAAGAAGTTTGGATTACACCTTGTTCTAATAATACAAGCCCGCAGCATCCACAAAACACTATTGCGTGATGAGTGTCTTCGATTAAATGGCGTTTGTTGTTTTTTTCACATTCACATACTAGATACTCAATATCGTCAGCATTTTTGGTGTGGTGTAGGCTCATATTTTTAGAGGTATTGTCCAAATAAATTAATTTTATTTTTAGTAATAAAATTTTTTTTTGTGTAGAGCAACATTAGGTTGCCCTCACTATTATATAGGACTTACTGTAGCAGCACGGGTATATGATTTAAAAAAGTGTAAAAAAAGATGAACGGGTTTTAAAGATATGGGTCTACATCACGCACTGGGTTTTTGCTGTTTTGAATGGCAAATAGTCGTGTGATGAAGTTTTCATAGTGTATTTTCTTTAAACCTTGTTCATTAAATATCTTGTATTTTTCTATGTTACAATCCAAGTTTTCCTTTTTCATAACATAAAATATCATTAAACTTATAATTTTTCTGTTGTTTAGTTTGCGGTTTATTTGATTGAAGTTTTTGTACCTGTGTGTTATCATGTATTCGACTTCATTTTTTTGTGACTGGTTTAGTTTGTTTCTTATGCTGGGATGTTGGAATAGTTGTCGGGCTGTCATTATCTTGTCTTTTCCTCTGCGGTCTTGTCTTTCTTCTGTTAGGTAATTGGTTTTAAGGTCTAGTAATTTCTTTTTGTAACTGGTGTTCCATTTAGGGTGTGTTAATATTTCATTTACTGTGTATTTTTGGGCGGTTTTAAGTAAGGGTAATGACAGTTTTAACCCTCCTTTTTGCGTGGTCTTTTTAATGCTTGTTTGTTGTTTTCTTCTAGTGTGTTTGCAATTCTTTCTAGTGCGTTTACTATTCGGGTCATATCGCTGTCGTGTTTTTTTCTTCTTTGCCTTTTATCTGGCACACTGTAAACCATTAAAGTCATCGCTCCTTTATTAGTACAATTTCGTATTCGAATCTTTCTTTTTTTCTTCCTTTTTTATCCACTATGCGTATAATATGTTTTTCTTTTTTTTTGCACCAAAACATTATTTTTCCTCCTTTTTAAATAAAGATTCTATATCAATTAATTCTTCAAGCAGTCTGGTTTTTTCTTTTGGGAGGGGTGTTCCTTTTACTTTGTGGTGGTTTAATCGGACATCTCTTTCTTGTTTTGCGATAGGGTCTTTTGACATTCTGTGTTTGCAGGAATTGAAAAACCATCTTGCTTTTCTTTTGTATTTTTCAATTCTTCTTTTTTTTCTAATTTTGCTTGTTGTCATTTGTTCCTCCTGTTGTTTAGTGGGTGTTTTTTGTCTGTTACTGATGGTTCTTTGAATAAGTTTTTTGTTAAAGTGGTGGGGTCTGTTTTACAATACTCAATACTATATTCATTTAAATTTAGTATATGAGTATGGAAAAAATAAAGATAATCATGATTTAAAATATAATACAAAGTAAATTTCCCCTTTGTTGATATTGCAAACCATGCAGTATTTACTTCATGTTTTGGGCATAAACTTTCAGCTAAATCATCTGCATCTATTTCTTCACCTTGTTTGTCTGTTACATACCACTCCTTCATAACCATTTCACCTTATATTCATCTGTTGATAATTGTATTTCTTCAAAACCACGGTGTTCTGTTTCAAATAGTAAATATAAATTGCCATTAGAATTGATGTAAAAATCGCACCATTCTATCTCGAAATCATGGTATAAAATCAAGACCATGTCTTTAGCTATTGCTATTTTACCATTATGATACACTTCAAATCCTTTAAAATAATTATCGTTCATTTGCCTTGATACTTTTTCTTGGAATTTAGCCATAGATTCTTTTGCTAATCTTTTCCCTTTTTGTTCAGGGGATTCTTCCATCCATTTAGGTTTTTTATAAGGTTTCATTTGTTCCAAACCACCTTAAAATCTTCATTACTTAACTGTATTAAAAACCCACACTTACCTCTGATATATGCTAATCCTGCTTCATCAGTATCAAATTCAAGTTTTCTATTTTTTATATAATCACAATCTTTTTTTCCATTTATTTTTTGATAAATTTCTTCTGCTGTTACTGTTTCACCATCACGGTTTAATACTTTGAATCCACTCATAACCATTCCACCGTAAAATCTGAAGGTAAAGGTAGATATTCATTCCTATTTTTATAAGGACTCCACCACAAACATAACTCCCCTTCTTCATTAGAATCAAACCATAATAACTCACCATAATAAATTGGTCTATGTTTCATTAAAATATCAGCTGCTTCTCTTGCTGTTACTTCTTCACCATCACGATTTAATACTCGGAAACCCTTATTCATAAGTATTCCACCTTGTAATCTGTGTATAAAGCTTTCATATCATATTCCCCTTTTTTATTAGTAGTTACTATGAATAATTTTCCACTTTCATCTAACATCCAAAAAGCATTATCGTAGTCAATATCAGACCATGTTTTAGCTACTTTCTGTGGTTTAACTGGTCTGTTCATCACATCTAATACTCGAAAACCACCACTCATTATTTTATCCCTATTTATCACTAATACTTCATCTATAAATCCATAATTGCATTCTGTTTCTTCTTTTAATTCATCAAATAATTCACCTATGCAATCGTATAGTATTTCTCCCTCTTCACCAGTAGGTTCTGCATTGAGAACATATTTCATTCTCCTTAAGGTTTTAAAAAAGGTTGGTGTTAATATGAAATCTTTTTCCATCATTGTTTCAAGCCCTCTTTTTTGGTGCATAAATATCTTCTAACAATTCTTCTTTTATCCTCCCATTTGGTATCATAAATTTCAAAATCTTTATCATAACCATTTGCAGTTTTATTCATGTTCAGCTAACTCCTTTTCAATTTCTCTTATCTTTTTAATAATGGCCATTTTGACATTTCCCATTTGTGCAAGAGTTATTAAATCATCATTCATAATACCAATCCCAATAATATTTTCTTAAAAAAGAATATAATTTGTATTCATTCATAGTTCCTTTAACTCCTGCTCCACCCTTTCTAAATTGGCTTTTAAATTATCTAATAAACCATATTCAAAATATTCAAGAGTACCGTCTTTTATGTTATCACCATAATTTTTACATAGCTTTTTCCAATAATTGACAAAAAACTCAATACTTTTTACTTCCTCTTGATATATAGCTATTTCTTCTTGTATTTCTTCCCTAGACCTCATATTCCACCTGCACTTGCAAAACCTATTAAACACACTAATAATAATACTAAACATGAAACCTCATTAATCCGCATAATTATATGCCTCCGTTAACTAATTTGCTTTCAACACTACTAATGGCATCACCTAAATCCCCGCCATGGGAAGTTAAACTATGCAGAAGTATTGCATTAAATTTTTCATTAATATAATCCACATTAGAATTTTCCGGTCTACCATAACCACCACCATGGTTTTTTTCTAATGCATCCGGGTCTGCTTCAAGTAAACGGAAATAACCCCTCCTTAATATGTCTGCGCTGCATACAAAATACATTAATTTATTCATATCAGGGTTTTGGTTATGTTTTTTGATACAAATAATTAGATTAAAATAACCGTCATAATCCGGGATTTTTGACCTTACAAAAATGTTAATGTCAACAGTATGCCCTTCACTAATCAAAGCATTAATTTTTTCAAAAATCATTAATTTATATTCTTTAATATCCCCCGTATGCACTCCTGCACTTTCACTGAACCCTATGTAAATCGGGTAATATTTAACCGGTTTGGTTTTTTTAATCCTGCTGCATGGCTTTGGTAATCCAATTAAATGTTTAGGTACTGCTACAGTACCATAAAAATCCTTGTTTTTTTCAAATTTAGGGTCATATTTATCAGTAACAAAAACATTAGTGTCAACATTATATTCTTTTTTTCCACGTTTCATGTTTAGGATAAAATGCTCCCAGCTCTTTGAATCGTTAAAACCGTTGCTTCCATTGGTTTTTTTACTAGCCCATTTATGTTTAGGGTATTTGCTTTCCGTGTTTTCGTTTTCTTCTAGATAATGTATGAAATCGTTCATACTATCGAAATAGTATGTGATTTCAGTTTTACCTTCGAATTTTTCTACTTCTCGGTACATTTTACCTCACCAGTGTTAGTATGGCGCTTCTAACAGCATCAACTTCCGGGTTATCGGAACCATATCCAAAGTCTTTAAAATCCTCAATGTCTACACCACGCAATAAAACATTTTGCACTAAATCTTTATGGCTTAATCCTTTTTTCTTCATTTTATCATAATATAACCCGCACCTTGTACTAAATGATACATTAATCTTTTTTTGACGAGTAACGTAATGTCTTAATGCAATTAATAATTCAACGGTGTCATTGGTGATGATTTTTCTTTCTAATTGGTTGTCGTAGTTCATTTCAATTGTTACAAATCTGTCAAGTGTTGCTTTATCCAATTTATTCCTCCCAGTATAATCGCTAGTCGCTCCACCTATAGTATTTGCACAGGCTATAACACGGAACTCTGGATGCATATCAAATTGTCCGTGAGGGAAGTTAAATTTACCGTTTGCTAATGCCATGTTTAAACATACAATAACTTCTGGAATACTTGCATCAATTTCATCAATACAAAATAATCCTCCTTTAGTAAAAGCTTCAAAAAAACTAGTTGTTTGATATTTTCCTGTTGCGTCCATGTAACCTGTTAATTTATATTCTTCTGTTACTTGGTTGCAGAAGTAATAATCCCAGTCATTTACATCAGCAATTTGTTTTGCCATAAAAGTTTTCCCACTTCCAGTTTCGCCGTAAACAAGGACGGGGATATTTTCAACTAAGAAATCTAATACTAATTCAAATTTTTCATGTATTGATTTTCCTTTTAGTGTTTTCTTTTTGCCTTTATTGGTTTTTATTTCGATGGTGCGTGTGGAGTTTACTATTTGTGTTAATTTTTTGAAATCTTTGTCCATTCTTTTATTGAAAACATCTAGTTTGTCATCACACCTCATTTCCACATCACTTATTTTTTCATGCATTGCAGTGTCTATTTGTTTAACACCTTTGCAAACATGTTCGGATTCTGTGGCTCCGCGTGTTTGGCAATTGCAATCCGGATTACATCCTCCTTCGCCTTCACTTTCTTCTTTTTCTATTGAGCATTTGCGGTCATCAAAAACCCAGTCACCAGTGCTGGTTTTACTTAATGCTTTTTCTAATTCACTATATAATATACTGTCTGGTTCTACAGTAGTTTTAATTCCATCTGTTGTTGTACTTCCTCTTAACATATCTTTTAAATCCATTTATATCTCCTCCAAAATTCTATATATACTTGTTATTATTTCACAGAATACTGTGCTTCTTTCTATTTTATCCACGTGTTTTATTGTAATCTCTAAATCTCCCCAGCTGTCAAAATGTATTTTTCTTATTTGCCATTCACTAGGTATTACATTTAATTTGTCTTGTATTTTATCATGCGTGAGTTTTTGTTCTCCATATTGTTTATAATAAAACGATTCTAACTCGCTCCCTTCTTTAATTATTAATTTAACTTCTTGCATTCTTTTAATCCTCCAATTATTATTATTTTTATGTTTTTGCTTTATTGAACTCCACCCGGTCAATAAAACCATGCCTTAAGCCCCAAACATACTCCTCCTGTATTTCGGCTCGGCTTTTCCTGCTAATGTAAATTTCAGTGTAGTCTTTTTCTTCACAGCAACAAATGCCGGGAAAATAAAAATGTATTTTGTTACAATCCTCTTCAGATAATCTTTCCACATTATAAATCCTGTTTCGTGGTGTGGATTTTGCTTTTCCCAAAAAGGTTACTTTTACTCCAATTTCTTGGAATAATTCCATTATTTTATCAAAACTGTAACTGTTTAACATTTTAGAACCAGCACCCTTCATTATCGTAGCATACATCGCATTTAGGGCAACAACCGATTTCAACTATTTCCTCGTCACTGTCTAAATCCATTTTTATTAGTGGTGTTTTACATTCCGGGCATTCATCGAAATCTAAATCATATTTTTTCATTTTAAATCACCTTTTATTGCTTTTATAATATTATCTGCAGTTTTGCCTGCAATCCCCTCAACACTGCACAAATCAGCATGTGTAGTGTTATCTAAATCCCTGTAAGATTTTAATTTTAATTTTTTGATTATGGCTGATACTTTTTTATGGTTTAAACCATGTATTTGCATTAAACGATTATACACGGGGTTGGCTGTTTTCTTTGGTGTTTTTTTCATTAGTGGTCTTTCATCTAAACATTTCTCGGCTTGACTTTTCATTCGGGCAAATGCTTTAGCTTCTGTAGGTGCAAATATTACTGTGGTGAAAGTGTTTAAACTGTCAACCATGCCCTCATATTGAGAAATACTAAATCTTACTTTGTTATAGTAAAGGTTTGTTAGTGCTTTGGTTTTATCTCCGTCAGTACCAACAATGATAACAAAATGCCATTTATATTTTTCTTTTTGTTCTATTGCTTGGTTTTTAAGCCTGCCGTCCATTATGCTACTAAAAGCGTCGGGATATGTTTTATATTCAAAAACTACTTCACCATCAAACAGGTAGTCGCCAACAATTAATTCTTTTATGCTGGTTTCACAGCCTGCTTTGTTAAAAGCTGTTTCTGCTCTACCTGCTCTTTCTTTTTCATGGCTGTCTATATCTACTTTCAAATGTTATGCCTCCCTGTAAGTATTCCATTCTTTTAATGCAGCCTCACCAATTAGGATGCCTCTGTACTTTAGCACAGTATCAATTATAGGGTTTATGCCTTTGTATTCTCTTAATGCATACACTCTATCCTTTTGTTCTGGTGTTAAATCAGTAGTGTCTTCAATATCCCATGGGCAAATTTCAAGCCCTGCAACTAAATCTTTATGGATAAGGTTGTATTGGTTGAATGTTTTGTAGTAGCCCGGTTTGTATTGGTTGTATGGTTTTTTTCGGGTTCCGAGTTTGCATTTTTGGCAGTAGGGTTCAAAGGATTTGCAACTGCTTTTGTAGCTGTGAGTATATATGTTTTTGATGATATTTTTTAGTTCATGAGGGGATAGTGGTTTATTTAATTGTTCGTTCAATTTTAAACTAGTTTCATAAAATTCCTTTTGTGATGCTGTGCCGTTAAATCGTTTTAAATGATTCAAAATCCGGAACAAATTATGGTTACGATTGCCTTCACCGGTTTTTTGGATAAATGCATCACAGCACATTGGTATTTTCATTCTTCCACCATTTTAAATTCATCTTTTTTCACGGGCTTACTACGGGCATCATTGTCTTTTTGCGGGCTACCGGCTGGCTTCATCTTGGATTCTGCAGGGCTTGAAAAGGCTTGGTCGGGGCTTAATTTAGGGCTTGACGATACCCACGGAGGTAACTTCAAATCGCCAAAGGAAGCTTCTAAGCCTTTTTCAGATTTTTCATTTTTTATGATTTCCAGAAGGTGTGGGGGGAGTATACCATACACCCACTCGCACTCCCACACATACTCGGAAATTTTATCTTCATCAAAAACTATTTCTGTCCTAGTAAGTGGTTCCTCCCTATTAAGTGCATAAATATTATTATTACTCCTTTTAATCTTATCAACAGGTTCAATAAAACCATGCGCAGTTAAAGTACTCATAATACTACCAATAGGCAAACCTCGCAAAGCACGGTTTTTGCCCGTTCGGTTTTTAATTTCCCCTGCACTAAAAATGGTTTCACAATCACGTATTTTAAGGTCACCATCATTATATAATTCCAGTTCATTAACATTGTAAGGTTTAAACCATTTTAACATAAGATTAAAAACCCGTACAGCTGATTCACTTATTCCTTGTGATGGATTAAAAAGGTCTGCAACAATTTTATTATCTTGCTTGGTTGCAATAACATAAGTGCCGTTATCAGTATCAATAGTTTGCCTGTAATCATAATGCAATAGTGTTAAGGCTTCTACTAGTGAGGGGTATAATGATAAACTTCTTTTGTAATATTCTGAAGTTTGAAACCAGTCTTCCAAACAAGTCCAGTAAGGGTTAATCACTTCAATATCAGAATACATTTCTTTAATGTATTCTAAGTACCCATGAAACAATGATATGTGTTCATCAATGACTTCATCCCTTTTCTTTGCTATTAATCCTTTATTATAACGGAAAAAAGACCTTACTTGAGTATTAGTTGCTTCAGGGCTTACATTAACACCACGGCTCATTATTTGTTCATCAAAAGATTCACTATTAACACTAGTTAAAGAAACGCTAGGATAACCTACTAATTTAAATGTCAACACATCTCTTTCACCAGTATCATCATCAACAGTATCACCAGTTATTTCAAACTCTGCTTCACCGTCCGTAGTTAGTTCTTTGTACCTGTTAAGTGTATCATTCCACTTTTCAATATCATGCTCTCCGCCTAAATCTTTCATGGTTAAAATTTTACCATCAAGGTAATCATCGCCACATTTCTTTGCTTTGCGGTGCAAAGCACTTTCACTAACTCTGCCATTCATAAAAGCACCTTCTGGCAACAGCAATGCGGGGTTGGTGTCAATCACGGTTTTACCTTCGCCTGCTTTACCTAGTACCATGAACCAAACAGGTTTGATTTTAAAGTAAGTGCTAGTATGGCAAATAAATCCGATAATAATGTTTTTGGATTCGCCACCTGCAAGCCATTCACTTGCATACATTAGGAAATCAACAATTTCAAGCTCGTGTTGGTCTAAAAAGTCCATAA